ACCAGTATTATTAGTAAATATAGCTGTACCATTTGAATAGGTTCCACCAGTTACAGTCCTTAGTGGTAAATTTTGGTAGGTTGTTGCAGAAATTGTTGTTGCTGTTAAACTACCACTTATTTTTGTATTACCAAATACGTCTAATGCTTCTGTTGGTAAAGGTAAATTAATACCTATTCTACCTGTTGTTTGTCCAGATATACTTGGTGTCCCACCCGTTGTTGCATATGTATTTTTACCAAATAAAACACCACCTAAATTAATAGTGTTAATCGTACCACTTGATAAAGATATGTTCGTTCCGATAATAATATTATTTGAACCAATACTACCAAGAACTTCCGCAATACCAGCCCTAAAACCAATTAACGTTGATTGAGATGCACCAGTTGCGTTACTACCAGCATTCTGACCAATAAAAGTTGAGTTATTAGCATTAGTTGCTCCATAACCAGCATTCTGACCAATAAAAGTTGAGGCAAAAGCACTTGTTGCTTGATAACCAGCTTGCTGACCAAAGAAATTTGAGTTAGTTGCACCTGTTGCTACTTGACCAGATTGATAACCAAAGAAATTTGAATTAGATGCACCAGTTGCGTTATAACCAGCATTCTGACCAAAGAAGTTTGAGTTAAACGCATTACTAATATTACTAATACTTCTACCAGCTTGATTACCAAAGAAATTTGAATTACTAGTGTTTGTTGCACCAGCACCAGCTTGCTGACCAAAGTAGTTTGAGCCAAAACCATTTGTTGCTCCAAACCCAGCTTGCTGACCCAAGAAATTTGATTGATTAGCACCTGTAGCACCAGAACCAGCTTGAGTACCAAAGAAATTTGAGTTATTAGCATTTGTAGCTTTTTGTCCAGCTTGAAAACCCAAGAAATTTGAATAATAAGCATTTGTTGCTTGATAACCAGCACTCTGGCCAAATAAATTTGCACCAGAAGCATTAGATGCTTGAAACCCAGCTTGTGGACCAATGAAATTTGATTGATTAGCATTTATTGCGCTATAACCAGCAAAATAACCAATAAAGTTTGAACTATATGCATTTGTTGCTTGATAACCAGCTTGCTGACCCAAGAAATTTGATTGAGATGCGCTTGTTGCTTCTTCACCAGCTTGAGCTCCAATGAAATTTGAGTTAAAAGCATCTGTTGCTGAATACCCAGCTTGCAAACCAAAGAAATTTGAACTATATGCATTAGTTGCTACATAACCAGCATACTGACCCATGAAATTTGAGTTATTAGCATTTGTTGCTCCATAACCAGCATTCGCCCCAAAGAAATTTGAATTTTGAGCATCAGTTGCTCCATAACCAGCACCTTGACCAATGAAATTTGAGAATTGAGCACTTGTTGCTGCTAACCCAGCATTAAAACCAATGAAATTTGAGTTAGAAGCATCTGTTGCGTTAAAGCCAGCTTGCTGACCCATGAAATTTGATTGAGATGCATTTGTTGCACTATTACCAGCTTGATAACCAAAGAAATTTGAACTAGATGCGTTTGTTGCTTCTTGCCCAGCACTCACACCAATGAAATTTGATTCACTAGCATTTGTTGCAGAATACCCAGCTTGCAAACCAAAGAAATTTGACCTAGTTGCACCTGTTGCACCTTGACCAGCATTAATACCTTTTGAAAATAATGATGTACTGAGTTCTAGTGTTATTGGTGATTCGGTTAAACCAGTTACACTAAATATACTGCCAGAATTACTTATAAAATTAATGGACCCATTTGAAAAAGTTCCACCAGTTAATTTACTACCAATCTGTATTCTTTGATTATTCACACCAAAACCATAATAATTACCTAAATCTTCAGTAAAGAAAAAGGTACCATTGATTCCCGTTAATGGTAACTCGTTTTGTAACCCAATAAAAGTGTTATTTCCTTGTTGTTTAATTGCCATAATTATTTTGCTATTGCGATTGTTTTTATACTTGTTAGGTTATTTTCATCTATTTCTTGATAAACCAAATTTTTATTCTTTGTATTATTATGTAAATCTATATCATAGATATCTTGGTTTATTTCATAAACATACCCATACGCTCCTTTATTTAGTTTTTGACTGCTGAAAGTATTTAAATGTGTGTTACATCCAGCAATAGTATATTTATTTTTATATAATGTTAGGTATAAGTTACCCGAAAAAGAGCTAACTTCACCATTAACATTTATAAATAAAACAGAGTTTGCTTTAAAATTATTAAAAAATAGATTATCAAATCTAAGAGTCCCAAAAACTGAGTTTATTACATGACATGAATCTGAAAAATTATAAGATGTATATTCATTTTGACTTGCACCAATGTAACCAAAACCAAAAGTTAATTGTTCAAGTTCACCATTATTATCCATACTCAGAGGGCCTAAAGTATTAATATTAGTAATGTAATTAGAATTTGTTAAGTTAACTGAATCCAAACTAGCCATATTATCAATATATGAGCGATTATCAATATTTGCCCCAGACATAAATGATGAATTTATTATATTACCATTTTCAGATGAAATACTTATATTTCTTGAATCACCATACCTTTGACTATTTACTAAAAAAACTGTGTTCTGTAAATCTCTAACAATAACTTTAGTAACTAAATCAGTTGGTTCATTGTCTACTAATGGTAAAATAGTAAAATCTCTTATTTGTGTTCCAGAAATGTTTAGCTCTAATATTATATCAGTACTGTAATCGGTTCTATCATAAGCGTTAAACCTTTCAGATGATACAAGACTTGGTGCGGATGTAGTGCCGCTAATAAATGGGTTAGCCGTTGTTTTAGCAAAGTCTTGGTACGCATTTAATTTTATTGGTTCACTTAAAATAAATCTATGTTCAAGTGTTGCGTTACTTGTGTTTGTACAGTAATTGATTCCATCGATTGAATAAATTGTTGACCCAGATGTTGCTGAATTAGTATTTGTTATTGCATTTTTACGCAATAAAAAGTTATTCCAAAGCACATCATTTAATGCAAATCTTCTAAATTTTTGCTCTCGCCAATCTTGATTAATATTAATTGTATTTCTAAGATTAATCCTTCTTAAAACAAACCCATTTCTACTAGTAATAAACGTTCCATTTTCATCAACTATTTTATTGTCATTGAAATCATACGCTAATTTATCACCAATATATGTAAGGCTTTCAGCATCTGAAGAGAATTTATCAACATCAATTGCTGTTAAAACTATTACTTCATTTTTTGGCGCAGTATTTTCTATACCAGTCATACCCATGTATGGCGTTCCATCATGAACATCAGTGTTTATAACACCTAACGGTTGCATAATTGGTTTACCGTTATCATCGTTAATTATTATGTCTGAATAAATATTTGAAAATCTTCTTCTTTCGAATCTAATTATAACACCAATATTACTAGGACCAGTAATTTGAGGTGAAAATCTAATATAACTACCATTATAGTACTCGACAATAGATATTGCTTGACCACTAGTGACACTAGAACCAACTGGTGCGTATTCAACATAAGCAGTGTCACCATTAACAGCTATCGTTGAATCAACCTCATCAAATTGTGAATATTGGCTTGCGTTACCAATAATTGGGTATTTTTTGTTTATTGGTGAGCTATTAGAACTATTTATTTGGTACTTTGTTTTGTAATCTGTAAGAATATATTTAGTACCAACAACTAATGACTTATTATCAACCATTGTTGTTAATGTTTGATATGTTCCACTAAAGATAACTAAGGTATCTATAATTAACGGTATTGTGATTTCAGCACCGTTTAATTTTTTAAGTATTAATTTATTTGGGGTGCTAATACCAGTATATATTGTATCAGTTGCGCCAGTATAAAATCCATTAACGCTAAAAGTCCCACCAGAATTGTTATTAAAAGTAGCTGTACCATTCGAATAGGTCCCACTATTAACATACCTATCAGTATCTGTCATGCCAGAGGTAAAACCACCTACGCTGAAAGTACCACCAGAACTGTTTGTGAACGTAACGTTACCAGTATTTATATTGTAAGTACCACCAGTAATATTTACATTAGTTAATGGTATTGTAATATCATTACCATTATATTTATTTAATATTAGGAAGTCTGTTGTTGTGTTAGCTGAATAAATAGATTCACCTTTTAAATAAATAAAGTTAGCATCAACATCGTTATGTGTTAAAACGCTACCTTTGTTTATGTCTGAATAAGGGCTGTTAGTGGCTCTTAAAATTAAATTATTGTTCATCTATTTGTTTTAATATAAATATGAAACAAATAGATAAAACAATAATATTTTATATTAAATCCAGTCTAATACGTCACCATCCTCAAGTAATAGTATAAAATTGTCTTCAGTTAGTAAAGCGTTAGTAACTACTGGGGTAGGTGGTGGTGTAGGTGGTGTAGGTGGTGTAGGTGGTGTAGGTCTAACAATTACTGGTGCTGAACCACCACCACTTTTTGGAACATTAGCTGTAACGCCTACTGATGTAGGTAAAAATTCTCTTTTAGCTTTTTTATCGCCACTTGATAAATCGGTTTCGAAGGTGTATACTCTAGGGCTTCCTTTCATTTTTTTTTATTATTTATTTTTTTATGTTATTTTGTTAAAACTATTTATATATTTTGGTAAGGCTTGTTTATAATTATCTACTATATTACAAAAAGATAAATTACATATATTAAATTTGAACTCTGATATCGACCCAATGAATGAGCCAGCAAAATTAACCTCTAAAGGTAACCCAATATCGCTTGGGTCAGCACCATCAAAAGTCTGAGTTTCAAGTAGTCCCTGTGTCCCACCACCAATACTTATATTGAACGGAACACCTACCTGTTTCAACCTATTATCGTTTAACCTTTTGGCCACTACCTCATCAAAATCATTTACAACAAATTTGAGTCTACTATTAACATAAAATAATAATTTACCCTTTCTAGGTTTAGCTGATTTAATGTCACAATCATCCATATAGTTCGTTGTGAACTTAACTACAAGATATGACCATTCATCTGGCGAGACAACTCCAGCTATAGAATATTCTTCTTTGATTGTAGTCCCACTAACATACACGTCATTAATACATTGACCAGTAACCGTTAGAAGTCTATAACCAATACTTCCATCATCTTTTATTCTGAAAGCTAGAGCGTTATCTATAATGTCTAATTTGTAATCTAGTTGTTTTTGGTCTTGTGTAAAACCACTGAATGAACAAGCTGTTTCGTTACCTAATCCATCATGGTTACCACCACACCCACATTTTCGACCATGTTTACTAGCTCTACCGTAAACAAGGAATGGATTTGTAAAATTAGTTTTAACTTGACTATGTGTAACAACATTAATACCGCCACCAGTGTATGAACAAACGGTCTGTGTACCTAATCCATCATGGTTACCACCACAAGTTCCACACTTTCTTTTATTCTTATCTGCTCTACCATATATTAGGAATTGGTTAGTCACCAACTCAACATTTATCAACGGTGGATTTAACGGTATACCAACATTATTAGTATCGTCTAATAATACTACATCAGTTTCGTTAGGTGTGGTATTACCAAGACCTTCAAATGTATTCCAAAATTTATTCTCGGCACGTGTACCCATATAAAAGAATATTCCTTTATTATTTGGGTAAGCAACATTTAATGTTGTATTACTTGTGTTTATTAAGCTACTTGGATTTAACCAAAACTCAACTGACCAAGATTGGTTAACCCTAACTGGCAACACTTCATATGAAATGCCATCAAGTTTATAGTATCCTTGGTAGAAACCACCAGTTAGTTTAACGTGACCACCTAGAGGCGTTGTATCGCTAACATATTCTATTGGGTAGGTAAAGTTACCAGTCATACCACTAACACTACTTAAATGTAATCTAGTGTCGTTTCTAGGTATGTTTAGTGTTGAACCAGTTAAAGCATTTAATAAGGCCACATTATTTGTGTCAGAAATATCTTTAGTATATGAAATTAACCCATTATCGATACCTGTAAGGCCAACGGTATCAAGTAGATAACCTTCATTAGTTGCACCATTCCAGTTAGTTAAACTATAAATTGTTGATGATTGTGGGTTATTATTTGGAAATATAGACTGGTTATTAAAATCATACCATACTACACTGCAATCACCAGTGGTTAGTTTATCACAACCAACACTACTGTTATCGTCATTAGCTAAATAAAAATCCATAAAACCATTATTAGTGATTTTCAGTGATGTTTTACTAAAATTAAAATTTTTTATATTTCCCATTAAAAATTTGTTAAATTACTTCTTTTCCATCCAGTGTTTGTTTTTACGTATAAGTAATCGTCATTTCTGGTTATGTTACCAACACTACCTTTAATGTCATCACTTGACGTTGGTGTGTAATAAGGTATTGTCAGTTTAGTTGGTTTGAAATCGTTGTTAGTGACCCAATCACCCTTTTCATCAGTTAATAATTCGGCTGGTGTTGTTTCATTAATTGCTTGTAATACAACGACCCCACCACCAATTGCTGTTGCTACTGTACCATTATAGTTCAGTTCAATATTATTATCTTCAGCTAAAATTGTCTGAGTTTCCAAATAAGTGTTACCAGAAGTTGTAATGTTTCCGTTCTGTCTTACTTGTCTGTTGTTAGAAATATCTATTTTTGTTACAAAAGGCATAGTATGTGTGTTTTAATATAAATATTCCAATATTTGATTATATTTATAATAAAAGATAAATATGGCAACATTTAAAAAGAAAGAATTAAACGAGCTGGTCGGTGGGGATATGAATTCATCTGGTGGTGATAGAAACCCTACTGGTGATAGTGAGATTGAAACTGGGCCAGTACAGAAACCGTTTAACGATAATTCTGAATATGAAAAAGGGACCGCAACAACTACTGATAGAGTCTTTAACCGTTATAGACAAGACATTCCATGGTTTGCAGTTTATAGTTTCGGTGGAACACGCACTGGTCGAGGTATAGGTGTAAACGAAAACAATACAGTCGTTAATAAACAGTCGGTTGAAGATTTGATTGAAGATTTAGTTAAAAAAAGTAAAGACACCGACCTTACTGAAAAAGGTTATGATTCTAAGGTATCAAAATTAATTGATTCAATTAAGGATTGTGATTTAACTGATAAACAATTAGCTGATTTAACTAAAACCCTTACCGATAAAAAATCTAACATAAGTAAAACACATAACATTTAAAAATGAATTCACAAATAAAAGATAAAAATCTAACAACCCAATCGGATGATGATACTAAAAAACATCAAGCATTCGCTATGGAGTTATCTAGGCTTAAAAAAGCTAAGGTTATCTGTGATGAATCTAAAAACTGTTCTGAATTTAATACTCTTGGTGGTCAAGCTAGAATTATTCAAATAGAGCCTTTGGTAAAACAAACACAAGTAATTAACCACAATAAAAAGAAAGTAGGTATGGAAGCTGGTCTTGAGAATCAATTCCAAAAGAAAAAAAATGGTACTGAAGTTGGGATTGCTATGGTTACTAAAAGTAGCGACCATTCTGGTAAAAGTACAACTAATGATATAATGACAAATGACCAAGCATTACAACCAAAAGAGGTAAAAGATAAAATATTAAGTAATGCACAAGGTTTATCTGAAGAAATTTTAGAAATCAGATATTTAATAGAATACATGAATAATAACAATAAACAAATTTTATAAAAATGCAAAAAGTATACAACGGTTTACAGTCACCATTAGAGGCAGCAGCAATTGCAGCTAGAAATGTATTACTACCAACAAATACATATAATAATGTTTCACCATCAAATGAGTATAAAGCAACACATACTAGAGCTTTATCTGATAGTACAACACCAAATAACGGAAAAAGTTCTGGTGGTTTTTTAGATATTGAAAACTATAGTGGTGTTGGTAGTGATTTTGATAAAAATGGTAACCAATTTATTTCAGTGGGGTCTGGTAGAAACCAAGCATTTGGACTTAATAGTTCAACATGGGGATATGGACCAACAATGTTAGGTATGAAAAGCTACACAGCACCAGATTCTAGTTTAAATGCTGGACAAGTTAATATTTAATAAAAAAAAACGTATGAAACTTTACAATATTTATGAAACGGTTATATTAGAAGAGATTGAGAAAAGTCGTAACTTATTAGTTGAGGGTGTTTCCGATAGTGATGTGATTGCAGCAATTAATGGAAAGTATAATGTGAATATAACATATGAAGATGATGTTAATTCAGCACCAAGCAAAAGGTATATTCAAGTATACGCTAAAGGTGTTACAGCACCAAGAAATACTAAAGGTGAGACATCTGCTGGTAACCGAGCGATTAGAGCATATCAGATTGCTGGTGGTTCAAAAACTGGTTCGGCTAAATGGAAAATTTTTAGGCTTGATAAAATAAAAAGCTGGACAGCAACTAAGATGAAATGGGTTCACCCAGTATCTGATTTCGCAACAGACATACCAGCGTATAACCAATTAGGTGATAAATCTTTTGAACCAGATGTTATAAATGTTGATGCAAGCACTTTTACACGACAAAGAAGTGATATCGCACAAAGACCTAAATTAGGTGATAATAATGAAGAAATTTAAATAATGTAATATGAATACACCACCACCAGTAAATTTAAACGCATTGTCTGGGATTTTAGCAAACGCTAAAAAACTTATGGCAATTACTGATACGAATAAACCACTTGTGATGTCTGAGGGAATGCAAAGCCAAACAAATGTAGAGGAACAAGAAAATGCTTTAGCGTATAAAGCTCCTACATCTGTTGGGTACACTAATGAACAAGTAATGGCTTCAAATTTTCCTCAAAACGTTAAAGATGCTATGATGAAAAAAAATCCAGCACCAGTTCAAAATTTTAAGCTAGAGGATGATAGTGAATTAGATGATATTAAAATGACACCTAATAAACGACAACCATACACAACTCAACCTACAAGTTTAAATGAGAATAGGTCTGGGTCAGATATGATTACTATAAGTAAATCTGAATTAAAACAAATGATTTCAGAGGGTGTACAAAATTATTTAACTCAAAGTTATAATAAAACCTTAAGTGAAAGTGTTATAAAACAAACAATGAATATTCTAATAAAAGAGGGTAAGTTAACGTTAAAAAAATAAAATACATTAAAAGGAGCTAAATTAGCTCCTTTTTTATTTACTAATATTTATTTGTGAATATATTTGTTATATTATAAAAATAATAGATATGAACGAAAATAAACTAACTATCACCCCAGTCAGTCGCAAAATCAGAGTACTTGTAGTACCTAGCGACAGGACTGGGGTGAGCTGATAAGATACTTTAGAAGTGTTAATCCACACATTGCCTTAGAAACGAATTACCCAGAAGAATTTAGTGTTGATATCGACTATGAACCAGAGTTAAATAATGATGAATGGCTGAAACAATATGATATTATTCATTATCATAGAACAATTAGTGACTATGCTCAAATGGAAGCGTTAAACGCTAAATTTAAGAGTTTAGGTATTATTAGTATTATGGATTTAGATGACCACTGGTCACCAGGACCACATCACCCAGCTTATTTATTGATTAAGAACGCTGAGATTGATGTTAAAATCCATAATAATCTAAGATTAGCGCAAAACATTACAACAACCACCGATATATTTGCTGCTGAAATAGCTAAAGTGAATAAAAACGTTTTTGTTTTAGCGAATGCTATTGACCCTACTGAAAAACAATTCACACCTAATCTTGAACCTTCAACTGGTCGAATTAGAATAGGATGGTTGGGTGGTTCTAGTCATTTAAAAGATTTAGAATTATTGAATGGTGTTGTCGGTAAACTAAGAACCGATGGTTTATTAGATAAAGTTCAGTTTGTTTTATGTGGTTTTGATTTAAGAGGTACACATACATCTATTGATGCCAATGGTCAGCATACGTCAAGACCTATTGCGCCTATTGAAACTGTTTGGTATCAATATGAGAGAATATTTACTGACGACTACAAATCGGTGAGCCCAGAATATAAAAGTTTCTTAATGTCGTTCCAAAAAGGTGAGTATCCTAATGTTTCGAATGAACCTTACCGCAGAGTTTGGACAAAACCAATATCAACGTATGCTGGTAACTATAATCTATTCGATATCTCTTTGGCACCATTAGAAGATAATGTTTTCAATAAAGTTAAAAGTCAATTAAAAGTAATTGAATCTGGTTTCCATAAAAAAGCACTTATTGCACAAGATTTTGGTCCATACCAGATAGATTTAGTTAACGCTATACAATTTGGTGGTGGTTTCAATGAAAATGGTAATGCAATATTAATTGATACAAATAAAAACACTAAAGATTGGTATGCTGCTATTAAGAAATTAATATTGGAACCAGAACAAGTAATAAAACTCCAAAACAATTTATATAATTCGGTAAAAGATGTTTATTCAATGGATAACGTAACCGCAGAAAGAAGAAAATTATATTTGGAGTTAGTTAATAAACAATAATCATGAAAATAGTAATTAAAATTTTAAATTTTTTAAAGGGTTTATTCAGTAAATCTAGTAGTGTAAAACATGCAACAACCAAACGAAAACGTACAGACTATGAGCGTGATTTTGCTGCTAACCGAGCAACAATTGTTGTTAATGGTGAGGACAAACATATGGTTTATGTTCGTGAATTTATTAAAATGGTTGGTGTAGACCCAACCTTAGTGTCTGAAAAGTTAAACTCTAACGATAATTTTATTAGTGGTGCTGATAGGTATCATTTACTAAATTTAGAGTTAGAAAAAGCTAGGAAAAAACTAAGTCCAACTAAATTACCGTTACTATATGAACCAATGTCAAGTGGTTTAGATAAGGTGTATGCTGATGATGATTTCATTAATATCCGCAGAGAAAAAGCTATCGATAAAATAAGAAGTCATAAACAATTACATAACCAAGATAAAATTTTACTTAGGGGTCACAGGTTAAAATGGTCTATGAATAATATAGGTAAATAATTTTATTGCAATATTATTTATTTGTTCGTATGTTTGTAAAAATAATAACATAAAAACAATTAGGAATTACTATGGCTTTAGAACAAGAAAAAATTATTGCTAACACAAAGAAATACTTCGACACAACAACTAAATTAGGTGTTATGAATGACGAATTAATGGCTTTTTTAGGGGAATCTTTTATCGCAGCCCCAGCGACAAACATGGCTTCATATTATAATGCATTTGAAGGTGGTTTAATCGAACATTTATTAAGAGTATCATCTTACGCTGTTTTAATTAATAAATCATTACCAGAGGATGAGAGAGTATCACAAGAATCATTGTTAAAAGTTTGTTTGTTACACCAAATTGGTAAATCAAACCTTTTCACACCTTGCACCTCAGAATGGCATCGAAAAAATCAAGGAAAAATGTATGAGTACAATAACGACATCGTTTCTATGCGAGTTAGTGAGCGTAGCGTATATTACGCATTATCACATGGTATTGTATTGACTGAGGCAGAAGTATCAGCTATTTTATTCTTTGATAAAACTGATGACAAAATGGCTGAATTACATAATAGTATGACTGGTGATTTACTTAAAATGGGTAGCGTATTAGCTATAAAACACGAACAAATAAAAGCATAATGAGTACAATTGTAGAACAAATGCAAGCGGCTATCTTTAAGATAGGTGATGAATCAGTAGAATATTCACAAAAAGATTTTAATCGTGAGTTTGGTGCTAACCAAGCAACAATTGTTGTTGATGCTGATATAAATAAAAAAGTATTGGCCTTTAAAAATGACTCAACTAATGAAGACCCAACCTACGCAACCGTAGGGTCATCTGGTTTTGATTTAAGGGCTAATCTACTAGATGGTGTCGCTATTATGCCAAACCAAATAAAAATTATTCCTACTGGGTTATTTTTCAGTATACCAGAGAATTTTGAGATTCAAATTAGACCAAGAAGTGGATTAGCCGCTAAAAATGGTGTAACTGTTTTGAATACACCTGGAACTATTGATGCTGATTACACTGGTGAGGTTAAAATTATTTTAATTAACTTAGGTGATAAACGATTTATTGTTAACCATGGTGATAGAATTGCCCAAGGTGTGTTTTCACCAGTTTATTCATCTAATTCGGTAAAGTTAACTAATGTTGATGAAATAGCTAGTAATGGTACAAGAGGTGATAAAGGATTCGGTTCAACTGGTGTGTCTTAATTATGAAATTTAATAAAACATATAAGGCGGCTAAATTAGACAACACTTTAATTGACAAATGGACTGATATTGGGTTAATGGATAACGGTTCTAAAACACTAGCGACTGGATATGAAATAGCTATAATATACTTGAGTTACGTATCAAAAAATAAAGCTCTTTTGTTAAATCTTAATCTTTTTCCGATGATATCAAGAATTTTCAAGAATAGGTCTGACGATACGTTAGATTTTGATGGGTTATTGGGGGAAATTAAAGTTATTTCTAACATGTACGTTGAATCAATTCATAAACTTAGTGAAATGGTGTGTTATAATATGATAGATTGTGAAGCTGAGTACATGGATTTAATTAGTAAAAACTATTTAAAAAAAATAAATGAATAAATTTGATTTTAATGACATACTGTTAAAACCAGCAGCAGTGTCAGATATTACTAGTAGAAAACAAATAGACCCTTATACTGAACAAAGGTCTTTACCATTAATGGCTGCGCCAATGGATACTGTTGTAAGCGAGGATAATATTATTGATTACGAATTATTAGGTATAATCACTTGTGTCCCAAGAAATAATTCAATGCGACAAACATTACAATATGAGGACTCTACAAATAGATTTATATCTTTATCTCTAGATGATATTTCTGACCGATTAGAGACCAATAACCTTTCACCTAATGGCCGTTATTTGATTGATGTAGCGAATGGTCATATGATAAGCATGCTCGATATGACTAAAGCAATTAAAGCACGTTACCCATTTATTACTTTGATGGTGGGTAACGTTGCAAACCCAGAAACGTATACGAGTTTGTCTAATGCTGGTGCTGATTATGTTAGGGTTGGTATTGGTAATGGTGGCGGTTGCTCAACTACGTTACACACTGGTATTGGTTATCCTATGGGGTCTTTAATTAGCGAGTGTTATACTGAATCTTGTAAGTTAGATAACCCAGCTAAAATTGTTGCTGATGGTGGTATGCAGAATTATAGTGATATAATTAAAGCTTTAGCCCTTGGTGCTGATTATGTAATGGTTGGAAGTTTGTTTAATAAGGCAATCGAGTCAGCTGGTGATAATTATCTTTGGAAAAAGATAAAAGTTTCACAACGAATGGCTAAGTTCGCTTATAGACATAAAATACCTGTTTATAAAAAATTTAGGGGTATGAGTACCAAAGAAGTTCAGCGCAAATGGGGTAATCAAATACTAAAAACTTCAGAAGGTGTTGTTAGGGTTAGACGAGTTGAATATACTATTGGTCAGTGGACAGAAAACTTCACCGATTACTTGCGTTCTGCGATGAGCTATTCAAATAGTAAAACTTTGGACGATTTTATCGGTGGCCCCGAAATAATACATATTACTGATAATTCCTATAATAGGTTTAAAAAATAATTAAAAACCCACTAAATGTTTAGTGGGTTTTTTTATTATGGTGCTTTACTATCTTAGTTTTTTTTATTATATTTAAAAAAAACAAATATGATAACAGTAGTATGCTCATCACAATACCCATTAGAGGATTTTAAGGAACACGTGATAAAAACATCTGGATTACACAATAAAATAGAATTTTTAGGTTATGAAAACAAAGGTCAATTCTCTTTGACTGAAATATACAATAGAGGGCTTGTTGATGCCAAATATAATACCGTTGTGTTTTTACATAATGATATTACTATTGAAACTAAGCAATGGGGGAACAAGTTATTGAAACAGTTTGAAAAAAACCCAGAAACTGGTATTATAGGTGTCGCTGGTAGTAAATCATTACCATCTAGCGGTAAGTGGTGGGAGAATCCTAAAAAGATGTATGGTAGAGTTGCTCATACGCATGAAGGTAAAACATGGTTATCAACTTATTCTGATGATTTAGGTCAAAGAGTTGAAGATGCTGTTATTGTTGATGGTGTTTTCTTTGCAGTTGATAAACGTAGAATTAAAGCTAATTTTGATGAAAGTGTTGAAGGTTTTCACTTCTACGAACTTACATTTTGTTTAGATAACTACCTTAAAGGAGTTAAAGTTGGTGTAACTACTATGGTTAGGGTTAACCATCAATCAATAGGTGTTACGAACCAGCAATGGGAAAATAATAGAGTTAATTTTGCTAATAATTACGCTAATAACCTACCAATAAATATTAAGCGAGTACTACATAAAGGTGATAAATTAAAAGTCTTGATATCTTGTTTAAATTTCAATAATTATACTGGTTCAGAACTTTATGTTTATGAGTTAGCGAAACAATTAGTTAGTGAGGGTTGTGAAGTTAGTATCTGCTCGACAATCGGAAACCCGTTAGCATTAGCTGCATCACAGCTTGGTATTAAATTATATTCACTACAAGAACCACCAGGATTTAAACTAGGTGATGGTAAATGGGTATTACAGACAAATGAAGGTGAGGTTGTTTCTTCGCCACAAATGTTATATAAGTTAAATGAGGTAAATTTTGATGTAATTCATTTAAACCACAAACCAGTTACTAAGCATATACTAAGGTTATATCCAGACACTCCAATGGTTACGACTATTCATTCTGAGGTTATAAATCTAGAGGACCCTGTAATACACGATAGTATTAAAAAGTTTATAGCTATAAGACCAGAAATTAAAGAATATATTGTGGATAAATTTAATGTTGACGAGAAATTGGTTGATGTTATTTATAACCCAATTGATGCATCTAGGTTTAAAATTATACAAAATACTGATAAACGAGATAAAAAAAGAATTTTATTTGTAGGTACTATAGATTATTTAAGAAAAAATACAATTAGTGATTTAATTACCACTACTGGTGAGATGGGTCAAGAATTATGGATTGTTGGAAAGAAAAATGACACTTATTTAGACTCAATGATTGAAAATCAACTACACGTCACTTATTTTGATGCAACTAATAATGTTGAACAATATATACAGCAATGTGACGAAACGGCTGGTATTCTTTTAGGTAGAACTACAATTGAGGGTTGGATGTGTGGTAAAGCTGGTTGGATTTATGATGTTAGTAGTAATGGTGATGTATTGTCCAAAAAATTACATGATATACCATCAGATATTGATAAGTTTAAAAGTGAGAATATAGTTAAAGAAATAATGGAAATATATAAATCTATAATAGAGTAATGGTTGATATTAAAAAATGGTTACAGATTAAAGCTGGTATGTTAGCGTTATCTTTTAGTAATGTTGAAAAAAATGCTTTTGGTCAAGCTGGTGATGGTTTGAGCGATTCACCAAACCAAGTTAGGAAACACTCTCAAGGTCAATTAGCCGACTCATTAATCAATGGTGAGATAACTCAAGAAGTAATCGATTTACGTCATAGAACGTATAAAATATTGACAGCCGCTGAGGGTTTAAGAACAACTATTACTGGTTATGATAATGATGGGGTTGCAATCACTACCACTACCAAATCTAATAACTCTAAACAAATTGATAGAGTCAAACAAGACCCATTTGATGATTACCCGTTAGAGATGGTGATTTATAATAATAAAATAGCTATAAGTAGTTCTGAGGCGATGAGTAACGAGGGTATATCTCTTTATGATAAGTCAGTTATTAACTATGATGCTGATGGTAAAATACTTAGTGCTTCACATGGTGAGATAAAATCAACTGAATATTCAGCAACGCATAAAGAAATAGCACCTTTAATGCTTAGTTATGATACTTTACCTTTATTTGAATTGGAAACTTTTACCAAAAGACTTCACATTAGAAAAATAAATGAAACTGAGAGGCTTTTGGAATTTTATGTTAGTGCGTACCCAGATGAGTACTTTAGAACTAGCAGATTCTTTATTAGTGAAATAAAAAAAACTATTGAAAACCCAAGGAGATTAGGTATAACTAGTGTTAATAATGTAATGTTTGTCTCAAATAAAGATTTGGGTACCAGAGATTTCTTAGCATATGAGTATGACGTTGATGGGTTTGATAAAATAGTTAGTTTTGATGGGAATTATGTTATAAAATTTAAGGCAACTATTGTTGTTAACGGTTCGGATATTTTTGAGAAATATAAATCAGATTCTTTGGATGAAAGATACGCTAAAAAAGAAAAAAAATGAAATTAAATAATAAATTCGTGATAGTTATTCCTCTTTACAATGCTAAAGATTTGATTGAGGAATGTTTAGCATCCATCTTAACTCAAGATTATGGTGATTTAGGTGTTATAATAAGAGATGATATGTCAACCGATGGAACTGATGATATAGTTCGTAGGTTTTTAGGTATTGAAGGTGATAAAACTTTAACAACATATAATGGTAAAGATGTTTTATTCATCAGAAATAAAGAAAAATTTTACCCTATTGGGAACACTTATGATAGTGTCATTAACCATGTTAGTAATGATAACGCAATTATTGGTGTTGTTGATGGTGATGATAGATTGATGAGTGGTAAAGCTGTAAGTAAAATGTGTGAAATTTATGAAACACAAGATAAATGGTTAGTTTGGTCACAACATAAAAATACTAACGGTAGCGTTGGTCAATCAAAACCACTACCGAGTGACGATGTAATATATTCTGGTCGAAATTATTGGTCTGTCACTCATTTCAGAACATCTAAATCGTTTTTGTTTAAATTATTAGATAAAAAAGATTTAATGGACCCATTAGTACCTAATTCTTTTTTTACGTGGGCTGGGGATGCTGCTTTTTTATATCCATTTATTGAAATGTGTGGTAACGAAAAATCTTATTTTTTAGATGAAAATTTATACCTATATAATAATGAACTACCAACAAATGAACATAATAAAAGTGCTGATAATGCTATAAAGTATGGTAATTATATCAAACTTAATGGGGCTAGATATAAAAAGATATCAAATGATTTATTGTAACTTAAAAGGCGGTCTATGTAATATGTTATTCCAGATTGCTGCAACGAAATCATTTGCGATTGATAAAGGTATTGATTGTAGTTTTCCTAATTTAATTAATCAATACCTTTTAATTGATTCAGATAATTACTATAACCCATCGATTAAACATAGTTTTGAATATCAAGATATGTTTGGGCATTTCAATACTGCTGAACCAAATGGTACAATACCACTATTTAATTATCCGTTTGAATTCCAAGCAATTGATACACCTAGTGATGAATATATGATTAATGGTTTTTTTCAGACTGAAAAATATTTTAACCACAATAGGGCCGAAATACTTGATTTTATTAAAATATCAGATGGTGTTGTTACAAAGATTAAACGAAAGTATTCAAACTTGTTAAACCAAAGGACTACAGCAATCCATGTTAGACGTGGTGATTATTTGAAACTACCAAACCATCACCCAATACAAACATTGGAGTATTATCGCCAAGCAATTAGTTTACTATCCGATAAAACTGATGTTTTCGTTGTGTTCAGTGATGATATTGAATGGTGTAAATTAAATTTAAAATTTGATAATATGGTTTACATTGAAAATGAAAAAGACTATATTGATTTATACCTAATGAGTATGTGTGATAATGCAATTATGTCAAACTCATCATTTTCTTGGTGGGGAGCATGGTTAAATAAAAATGAAAATAAAACGGTTATTGGGCCTAAAATATGGTTCGGACCAGCAATAGATTTTAACTCATCTGATGTTTTATCAGATAGTTGGATTAAACTTTAAATTAATATGGAAAAAATATTCTCAAAAGTGGAGCCAAATAAATTGCTACACATTATTGTTAGGTTAAAAGATATCGAAGGTAGGAATGAAATAGTACCCGAAGATAATTTCATTCAATGCGCAACCTTAAAAATGGAAAAAGGTAAAACTTTCCCACCGCACAAACATATAACAAAAGAAAGAACCTATCAAGAGCAAATAGCTCAAGAATCTTGGGTTGTTATCAAGGGTAGTGTTAAATGTATATTCTATGATATTGATGATACAGAAATTGCCACACCAATACTAGAGGCTGGTGATGCTAGTTTTACATTGTACGGTGGTCACACATATAAAATACTAGAAGATGATACAATTGTTTATGAATATAAAACAGGGCCTTACGAGGGTCAAAAATTAGATAAAACTTTTTTAAATATAGGTTAATATGAAAACAATAGCATTATTTGGTGGCTCTGGTGGATTAGGTACCCAGTTAGCACCACTATTAGAACAAAAATATAACGTAGTCTCTATATCGTCAAAAGATGTTGATATCACAGAAATTGATAAAGTTACAAAATTCTTTTCAGAAAATGATATTGACATATTAATCAATTTATCTGGGTACAACTACGACTCATTTATACATAAAATTGATATTGAAAAAAAATGGCCACAGATAACTGACTTGGTTGGTATTAATATATACGGAACACTTAATTTGTTAGCTGAGGCGTTACAAAAAATGAGGGAAAAAAAATATGGTAGAATAATCTTAATTTCATCTGTTTTGGTTGAAAAACCGACACTAGGAACTGGACTATATTCTGCCAGTAAAGCTTTTATTGATAACTTAGTTAAAACTGTTAGTCTTGAAAACATATCTAAAGGTATCACTTGTAATAGTCTACAATTAGGTTATTTTGATGGTGGAATGGCTCATAGGTTACCAGAAAATGTAGTTGAACCAATAAAAAATTCAATAGGTTTAAAAAGATGGGGTACAATACAAGAACTTTACCAAACAGTCGATTTCTTAATAGAGACAGAATATATAACAGGTCAAAACATTAATATAAGTGGTGGGTTATGTTAGAATTTAAACAAAAAGGGATTGATTTATTTGTTGCGGAAACAGCTGTTATTAAACGACCAGAATTAGTCGAGGTTGGTAATCATGTAGCTATTGATGTGGGTGTTTACATATCAACTGAAGCAACTATTGGTAACTACGTACATATAGCACCATATACAGTTATTATAGGTGGTATAATGTCTAAATTAGTTATGGAAGATTTTAGCGGTATTGCCGCTGGGTGTAAAATAATTTGTGGTTCAGATGATTTTACAAAAGGAATGATGAACCCTCAAGTACCTCTCAAATATAGAGAACCAAAATTTACCACAATTACAATTGAAAAATATGCTTGTGTTGGGGTTAACTGTGTTATAATGCCAGGCGTAACAATAGCTGAGGGTTCCGTAATTGGTGCTGGTTCTCTAGTAACAAAATCAACAGAACCATGGATGGTTTATGTTGGTACGCCAGCAAGACCTGTTAAAGCACGTGAGAAAGACAATATCATTAAATATGGTCAAGAAATAGAGGAAAATGATAGGAATGAATAGGCAAAAAATAAATATGTTTGGTGGTGGTTTTTATCACGATATTTGTTCATCAGCTGGTCATGAACCAGTAAAAATTGAATGGGTAAAAGGAACAAATGAGTCCCCGATATCAATATATATTGATTACGGGATTACCAATTATGTAATTGATAAAACTAAACAAAATTATGCTTGGTTGGCCGAATCTAAAACAATAAATTTTAATTTATATAAGTGGTGTGTTGATAATGTTAGGTATCTTGAGGAAAATTTTGAATTGATTTTCACACACGATACGAGCTTACTACCGTTATCAAATAAATTTAAATTTGTTATGTGTGGTGCAAAACATTGGGTTAAAAATGTTGGTGTATATAATAAAACAAAACTAGTCTCGATGATTGCATCCAATAAAGTTATGTGCGCTGAACATGTTTACCGACAAGAAGTTATAAAAAAATATGCTAGTAGGTTAGACCTTTATGGTCGTGGGTATAATGAAATTCAGAATAAAGAAATTGGATTGAACGATTATTGTTTCTCAATAACAATGGAGAATCATACTTATCCGATTGCTTACAGCGAGAAAATAACTGATTGCTTCGCAACAGGTACCATACCAATTTATTATGGTTCTGAGTATATAGGTGATGTTTTTAATGCAGATGGTATAATAATGTTAGATGATAATTTTAATATTGATGACCTATCACCAGAATTGTATTTAAGCAAACGAGATGCGATACTCGATAATTACCAAACGGCTATTAATATGCCAATCGCTGAAGATTACATTTATGAAACTTATATAAAATAATATGGAAAAAACTAATTACAGTAGTTGGCCGTTAGGTCAAGTCCCAAAAGAACTACAAAGACAAGAATTAAATATAATTAAAGAATTAGGGTACAATTGGTCCGACCCAAGAGACGTTATCGATATGTTTGAAAAAAAAGTGGCTGCTTTTGCTGGTTCAAAATTTGCTGTTAGTGTAGATTGTTGTTCAAACGGTCTATTCTTATCAATGAAATACTTACAGAGTATAAATGAATTAGAAAAGGAATCGATTATAACGATACCTAAGATGACTTATGTGTCAGCACCTATGCAAATCATACATGCTGGTAATAAAGTTGAGTGTGAGGACTTAGAATGGTCTGGAGTGTATCAATTAAAACCAACTAGAGTGTGGGATGGTGCTGTAAGATGGACAAAAGATATGTATGTTGGTTTAGATGCGTTACAGGTTGTATCTTTCCAAATAAAAAAAAGGATACCAATTGGTAAGGGTGGTATTATTTTAACCGATAGTGAGGAAGCGTATAACTGGTTAAAAATGGCTTCATATGATGGTCGTGATTTAAATACGCCATATACTGATATCGACCATGTAAAAATGCTTGGTTATCATATGTATATGACCCCAGAAGATGCTGCTAGAGGAATTATTCTTATGGACAAAATACCAGAAGTGAATGAAGATACTGGTAATCATACTACTTATGTAGATGTTACAAAATGGATTTAATCATTGACTTTATAAATAAAAAGAATTAATATTATAATATAAAAACAAAATATGGAAGAAAAAAATAAATACGTTGGACGTAAAGCGTTTATTACTGGTATTAATGGTCAAGATGGGTCATATCTTGCCGAGTATTTACTATACTTAGGGTATGATGTTCACGGTATTATACGAAGGAACTCAGTATCTGAGAGTCAACAAAGTAGGTTAAGTGATGAGACTAGAGAAAATTTAAACATATACTATGGTGATTTATTAGACCAAGGTAGTTTAGAAAGATTGATAAGTGATATACAACCAGATGAAATCTATAATCTAGCAGCACAAAGCCATGTTAGGATTAGTTTCGATATCCCACAATTTACGGTTCAGAGTAACGCAATCGGTGTTTTGAACATCTTAGAGGCATACAGACGAGCATGCCCTACCGCAAGATTCTATCAAGCTAGTTCATCTGAAATGTTTGGTAACTCTGTTGATGCTGATGGGTTCCAAAGAGAAACAACTAATATGACACCAGTAAGTCCTTATGGGTGTTCTAAAGTATTTGGTTACAACATTGTTAGGAACTATCGAAATGCTTACAAATTACATGCTTCTAACGGAATATTATTCAATCATGAGTCACCAAGAAGGGCATCTAATTTTGTTACCAACAAGGTCGTTAAAACAGCTGTTGAGATTAAATATGGTTTAACTGATAAGTTAGAGTTAGGTAACATGGATTCATATAGAGATTGGGGTCATTCTAGAGATTATGTTAAAGCTATGCATTTAATAATCAATAATGACGTTCCAGATGATTTCGTAGTATCTACCATGACAACACACTCTGTTAGAGAAATGGTTGAGTATGTGTTTACTAGATTAGGTTTAGACTACAAAAAGTATGTGACACAAAATGAGAAATTCATGCGACCAGAAGAGCTTAAATATTTAAAGGGCGATTCAACTAAAATTAGAGAACAATTAGGTTGGGTTCCAGAATACACTTTTGAAACGTTAATGGATGATATGGTTGATAGTTGGGATGAAATAATAAGGGAACGATTAAGAAAATAAATAAACGTAAATGACAAAAGCTAAAGCAAGTACTGTTACCAAAACAAGTGCGGTTAAAAGTACTAGAACTAAAAAGAATGATGATTCAATCTTAGCCGCACCTAAACCTAAAGTAGGTGTTGATTTAAACGCAATCCTTCACATGCGTGAAGAGTTAAAGTGTAAAAATAAAACACAAAAATTATTAATTAATTTAATTAACGAAAAAGAAATAACGATTGCCGTTGGACCAGCTGGTGTTGGTAAATCATATATTATGATTGCCAGAGCACTTGAGTTAATTAGAAACACTGCAAATCCTTACTCAAAAATAATCATTTCAAAACCAGCTGTAGAAGCAGAGGAAAACCATGGATTTTTACCTGGTGATATGCGAGAAAAGATGGACCCATTTATTGCATCATCCTTAGATATCTTTGATAAATTAATTGGGAAAGTTAATAGGCTTAAATTAGAGGAATTGGGTGTCTTAGAAGTACAACCATTAGCGTATATCAGAGGTAAATCAATTGACAATACAATTTTGTTAATGGAAGAAGCCCAAAACATGAGTCCAAATCAAATGAAGACACTTTTAACTCGTATTGGTGATAATAGCAAATTCATTATTTCTGGCGATTTAGACCAATCCGATAGATTTAGACATTACCATCAAAGTGGGTTATACGATGCTACTATAAAACACACAAATATTGATGAGATTGGTATGGTTGTGTTTGGTAATGAAGATATTGTTAGAAATAAAATAATTACTAAAATACTAGCGAATTATAAACGTGAGGAACCAGTTACTAAAGCAATTGATAGACCTAGACTAATAACACCTAATAAAGTAACTTTTTTAAGTAAACTTAAAAATCTTTTTAGCTAATAACTTTACTTATCCATGATAACAACTAACTTGGTAATATGAAAATAGGAATAGGAATAAACGAGGTGTTAAGGGATTTTATTGGTCAATTAACGTATACCTACACGAAATATATTGATGAGGACTGTGCGATTACTGAGGGTGATGTAACTAGTTTAAATTTAATTGAATTTTTTAAATTTGATGATATAAACAAACTTAACTCATTTTTATACTTAGAAGCACCTCTTGAGATTTTTGGTCATGCTGACCAAATGTCGGATAACTTAATGAATAAATTAAACATGTTCATTATGGATACTAAAGATTTTGGTGAGCACAAGTTAATACTTGTATCTAAAGAAATTGATAAAGGTATTCCAGCAACTAACTTCTTTTTATCTAAAACTGGTTGTAAAATGACAGATATTAGATATGTTAGAACTGGTGCTGAGGAATGGGAAGGTATTGATATCTTAATCACTGCTAATCCAGAGGCATTAAATGCAAAACCAACTGGTAAAATTAGTGTTAAGGTGAACGCATCATATAATAAAGATGTGGCTGCTGACTACACTATTGACTCTATCGAGGAATTTATTAAAGATGAGTCACTTAGGGAGAAAATATTAAAAACAAAGATAATAACTTACACTGAAATAAACTAATTATGATAGAATTTGCTGGTACATTATATTACATTGACTTAGATGCATTTAATAATTTAATTTTGTTGGAGACTAAGGAAAATTTTGTCACAACTGAAAAAAGAGAACAAATTAAAGAGGGATACCTTGAGAAAACAACTGACATAACTTATACGTCTGATAAAGATAGAGAAATAAATATTCCAAAATATGATGTTCTTAGGTTAATGTTAGAAAAAATAATCGATAATGAGGATGAAATGGAAGAATCATTAGGTTCTGATAGAGCTTTAAGTAAAACAAGTTTTTCATTTAAAATAGCTTTTAACACTCTAATTGAGTGTGGCGTTTTAAAAGAAAAAGAATAAATAGTTACGGTATATAACCACTAACAAACGAATATAAAATATAAAAAAAATGGAAGAAAAAAAACAACAAATAGAGGAACAATTGGCACAAGTTAAGTCAGTGCTTGAAAAACTAGATAATAAAGATTTTAATATCTACTTTTTCACCTTGGATACCAAAGGTAATCCAGCAGCTGGTGTTGCAAACATATATGAACACGTTAAATTACTGACTGAGTTAGGTTACTCTGCAAGTATTCTTCATGAAAAAAATGATTATAAAATTAATGGTGACGAAAACGGTAATGGTGTTGCTGATTGGTTAGGTGCTGAGTATGGTGAATTAAAACACGTTTCGATTGAGAAACAAGATTTAAATGTTAGCCCAGCTGATTTTATTATCATTCCAGAAATTTTTGCAAATATTATGGAGCAAGTTAAACAATTCCCTTGTAAAAAAATTGTTTTATCACAAAGTTATGACTACTTGTTTGAGTTGTTACCTATTGGTAAAAGATGGAATGTTGATTTCGGATTCAATGATGTTATTACAACTAGTGTAAAACAAGCGCAATACTTAAGTACTTTATTCCCTTCAATTAACACCCATGTTGTACCAGTTTCAATCCCAAGCTACTTCAAACCTAGCGAGAAACCTAAATTACCAATCATTGCTATTCACACTAGAAACCAAGGTGATGCTGCAAAATTGGCTAAAGCGTTTTATTTACAATACCCAATCTATAAATGGGTTACGTTTAAAGAGTTAAGAGGACTTACAAGAGAACAGTTTGCAGATGAGTTAGGAAAAGCTTGTTTAGCTGTATGGGTTGATGATACCTCTGGTTTTGGAACTTTCCCATTAGAGGCTATTGAGTCTGGTACTCCAATTATTGGTAAAATACCAAATATGATTCCAGAATGGATGGAATCTGTTGATAGTGAAGGAAATGTATCGATTAAAAATAATGGTGTTTGGACTAACACAACAATTAATATTCCAGAATTAATGGCTACCTATATGAAAGTATGGTTAGAGGATAATCTTCCTAGTGAATTACTTGATATTATGGAAAATGATAAAGGTGCATACTCAAGTGAGAAACAAAAAGCTATTCTAAGTGAAGTGTATTTCGGATTAGTTGAAAATAGAAAAGTTGAGTTTAAAAAAGCAATGCTAAGTCTAGAAGAAAATAAAACTAAATTAGTTGAAACAACAAAATAAAAAAAATATGGAAAAAACAAATATATCAATTATCTTGCCAGTGCATGAGTTGAACGAAGAAACAAAAATTTTATTTCAAAACGCAATTTTAAGCGTTATAGAACAAACAGTTATGCCAGATGAGTTGGTTATCGTTGTACCAAAAGGTAGCGATGTAGCTACTTATGTTAAAAGCTTTGATTATGGCGATTACGCTAACTCAGTAACTTTCGCTGAAAATGAAGGTGAGACTGATTTCTCATCACAAGTAAATTTTGGTGTTAGTATTGCTAAATCTGATTGGTTTAGTATTTTAGAATTTGATGACGAGTATGCCAAAATTTGGTTTAAAAACGTTGTTGAATATAGAAATGCACATACCGATGTTGAGATATTTATGCCAATAGTTATTGATGTTAATGAAACACAAAATTTTGTCGGACTTACAAATGAAGCTGTATGGGCAAATAGTTTCTCAGACGAGCTTGGAATTTTAGATAACAGTGCATTATTAAACTACCAAGGATTTAATATTGATGGTATGGTTATGAAAAAATCAGTATTTGATGAGTTCGGTGGATTCAAACCAAGTATCAAATTAATGTTTACCTATGAATTCTTATTGCGTATGACATTTAAAGATGTTAAGGTAATGGTTATCCCAAGATTTGGTTACAAACATGTTAATCAAAGACAAGGTTCTTTATTCGCAGATTATAGTCAAAATATTGACCCTGTAGAAGCTAGGTGGTGGTTATCTACTGCAAAAAAAGAATACTATTTCCCGAAAGATAGAAAAATAACGTATGATGTTCAGAATGGGTAAATGATACCTAAAAGAGGGCGAAAAAGGAAAAACGAGTTATATTTTGGTCCAGATGAGGAAGAAGCGGTAGTTAAATTTCTAGATTCTAGGTATGTTGAAACCATCAACTTATCGGCTAATAGAAAACACAAAGTTATCCATAAATTGGGTATTGATGTTGAAGTTAGTGTAAATTATATCATAGAGAATGAAATTTATTACCATAATGATGATAGATATACAACGGTAGAAGCTAGTTTTACCGTTGATAATATCTCTGAGACAAGTATGGATATTACAACTTCAGAAAGTATCGTTGATGCAACCATAATTATAACAAATGAGATAGAACGTAATATTATTTTTAATGAATGGCTTAAAGCACCGTTAGATAAAATGATTGAATCGATTATCCGAAGATATAAACTATATCGAAAGGGTGAAACCTTCGAAGAACTTCATGGGGATACAGTTTCGTTCCTAATGACTAAAGTACATAAATTTGATACTGGGATAGGTAAAAAAGCTTATTCTTATTTTGGAACAATTGCCAAACATTATATCTTGGGACTTTTAATTAAAGACGAAAAATATATGAGACAAACAGCTGCATATGATGATGTTTGTAATGAGATAGAAAGTAGGGACGATTTAACTTATATAATTGACTCTGATGAGTTTTCAATGGATAAATTTATTAAAAATTTAACTGATGGAATAAAATTAGAATTACTAGATGAGAATTCGATACCTAAAAAAAAGCTGAGTGAAAATGAACGAAAAGTAGGTTATGCACTAATCGCTATACTTGAAAACTGGGAGACAGCTTTTCAAACAATGGATGGTGGGTCGAAATACAATAAAAATTCAGTATTAGAGACAATGCGAAACTACACCAATTTAACTACTAAAGATATTAGGTTAGCCATGAAGCGTTATATAATACTATATGATGGGTTAAAACAGTTTGGTTTATAGATTTTAGTTGTAAAACAAATTACGGTATATTTATAGTAATAACAATTATTTAAATAATATAAATTTTGCCTAGAAAAAGAAAACAAGAAATTAAAGTAAATAATAATGCATCATTAGAGGGTCTTATGCAAGAAACCTACAATGATGCTTGTTTACAAATATTAGATACCCAAAAAATTATTAATGAGCTTGGTGTTAGTGCTATTGGTACTGACGTAGATGAGCATACCAAAATTGCAAAAGAAAAAGGGGGTTTATTAAAACTTAAAGATTCAGCGATTAGGATTAAACTAGAGGTTGCTAAACTACAAAGTGATATCATTAAAAGTCGTGGTGATATTGATGAAGCTGTTAGTGTAAGAAGTAATGGCTCTGCATCTCTAGATGATTTTAAATCAATCAGAGAGATGTTAAAAAAAGATAACGAATCAAAAAGTGAGGATGAATAAATATGTCTGTAGTAGATAAAAAAAAAGATGTACTTGGTAAAATAGCTGCGGCTAGAACAATTGCTGATAAAGTATCTAAGATAAATTTAAAATCGTTAACTTCTTCATTTAATAATAACAATGGTGATGTAATCTCATTTTTAACAGAGATGATTAAAACATTAATTGGTTATGAAGCATTAGTTGGTACGTTAGTCGATACATTAACATATAAAATGATTGATATTGAAAAAGAAGTTAAAAAAGCTTTAAAAAAATCGTTAAAAGATATTGTTAGTTGTGGTGTTGACCCAACAATACCAACATTCCTTAAATCAACTGGTGATGGTATAATTATTGAGGTCAATAAGATAGATTTTATGGATATTTTTAAAATCGACCCTAATTCACCATCTGGAAAATTAGTTTACACTGACGTAACACCAATTTTAACGAATAGTAACGATTTCAATACATTCATGTATGGTGTTATACAAGGTGATGGTACTACTTACACTTGGAAAGGTATCTATGAAGTAACATTTAAATCACTAGGTAGTGGTAGTAGGCCCAATAACACTTTTACTATAAAATCATCACCAACCTACAGTTCTGCGCCTAAAACACTTACAGATTTAAATAATGATTTTATTGATAGTTTATCATTATTCAATAGTACTGATATATTGAATAAAATTGTTGATATTATGTTCGGTTCTTTTTCTGTAAGTGTTAACAAGACAAGTAAGCAGTTAGAGATGGAAGCAAAGATAAATAATGTTATTGATTGTATCGTTTCCGCTGATGGTGATGACATAATAGATGATAACTATTTCACTTTCACTAATTCTGAGGTTTACGTTCATCAAGAACAAGCTAGTTTTAGGAAAAAAGGTATTAAAAAATTAGAGTGTTGTAATAAAGTAGCTGCTTCAATACCAGTTTCTTTTTTAACAGACTTTACTGATGAGATGGCTACTGCTGGTACTGAAATTGAGCAGAAAATTGTTATTTCGTCTAATTTAAATAAAATGGCGCAACAAAATACGGTTAATTCAGATAACCCAAGCGACCACATCTCAATTAAACTTAATTTTGTTCAAAATATTATTGAGCATTTAATAAAAGGTATTATTGGAATGGTGATTACACCTAAAGTTATTATGCCTTTTTTAATTAATTTTAAAATAATATATGGTATTTCATCAGAAATAAAAGACCCAATAGATTTTATAAAAAAAAATAAAAACCTATTTACTGGATTAATTAATAGCGTGAAAAGCTTAATTATATCAGTACTTAAACCTATTGTTATGAGACAAGTAGTAGTCATAGCATCTTTAGCTAAATATGAAAAAGTTAAGGAGCAAACTAAAAGTGCTAAAGCGCAATTAGCCAGCCTTATTGGTGTAAAAGAAGACCAGTACGAAAAATTAAGTAAAAAATTTGATGAGGTTTCCTCAAAAGTTTTAGAAATTTTACCAAAAACATAAATATGAGCTGTAAAAATGTAAGTAAGAAAAGTAAAAATGGTTTTAATATAGACAGTATTACTGGTATACTAAATTTAATGCTTGGGGCGTTTAAGTCTGTTGAGACACCAATAGCTCCATTACCGCCACTATTGATAATGTTTGGTGCAAAACTAAGACCAGGATTATCAGCAATTGATATTGCATCTAAAATTATTGCTAGACGTTCTGAGTCTGGTGGTAAAAGTGGTGATGTCTTTGCCGATGGTCCGAACGTTGATGATGCAATGGAAGTAATAAGAGCTCAAGAATTTATTGATGCGATACATAATGATGCAGTTGTAAATGTGGTTATACCACCTGGAATTGCATTAATGGCTGTCGGAATCGATTCAACTGGTATGCCAGTAATAACCCACGGAGCCACAACAACAATGGGTGTCGGGGATGGAATAATGCGATAATATATGAGTGATTTAGAAAATAAAACAAATAATGAAATTTTGTTTGATATAAAACAAATGGAAGCTGATTATGAAGCGTTAAAACAACATATATTAATTAAATATGATGAGTTAATGGCCATAGAAACTAAATTTGACCAAGCAAATAAGCTAATACTTAAACGATTAAAAGGAGAGTAAAATGAATGAAGGTAATAATAAAACACAACGTGGTGGAGTAGGTGCTTATGATAGTTTAAACGGTGGTAAAAATTTTGATATTGGTGAGGTTGTTTCAGTAACCGATACTAAATATTTAGGTAGAATCAAAGTTAGAGTTAAAGGGTCTAGGTCTGTTGGTGGTGATGATGGTATTGTTGATGCTGATTTATCTTGGTGTTTCCCTTTAATCCCAAAACATATTTCTTTACAACCAAAAATTGGTGAGGCCGTTTTTGTATTTACTCTTAGTAATAACAGTAAGTTTAGTGATAGAATGTATGTCGGTCCTATTATATCACAACCTCAGTTATTAGGTTACGACCCATACCATATGTCAGCATTAGCTGGTTTAAGTCTAGGTAGTGAGGCTCCAAATGTATCGATTAAAACCATACCAGAATTAAAAGGTGTCCTACCAAATGAAGAGGATGTTTCAATTCAAGGTAGGTATAATACTGAGATTACTCAGAAAAAAAATGAGATTATACTAAAAGCTGGTAAATTTGTTGAATCCCCTGTAAGTGGTAATAATCCATACCCATTTTCTTTTAACACCAAGTCCCAAGGTTATATTCAGATAAAAAACGGTATTATATTAAATAAAGAGGACCCACGTAATGTAGGTACCGTAACTAATGTTGTCGCTAGTAAAATAAATCTATTAACACATGAGAATGGTAGCCCTAGGTTTAATCTAACCAATCAAGATAATTTAATTAGTGATTCAGAGTTGGATAAAATATTATCTGAGGCTCACCAGCTACCTTTTGGTGATGTACTACTAGAATACTTAAGATTATTAAAAGATGCCTTGTACGGTCACGTACACAACGGTAGCGGTAACCCAGCTACCGATTTAACAGCAGATGGTAATAAACAAGCACTTGCTATTTTTAAATCAAAAGCTGATGAGCTAGAAAAACAGATGTTATCTAAAAACATACGTATTAATTAATCATAATAAATTAGGTTTTATTACCATTTTTAAGATATTTATAATAAAATAAAAAAAATGGTAATAAAAACATATTTTGATAAATGTAATACGATAATCAAAAATTCGTTAACGAATACTGGTCTAAACCCAGTCGCTGAGTTATTTTATGGTGGTCCAGATGGCGATGAACAATATAGTAGAATTTTGTTTCATTTTGACGAGACAAGACTTAAAGCTTTATATGATAACGGTACTTTTACCGACTTAACAAAATTAAAACATACCCTTAGATTAACAAATACTGGTTCATTTGATACTGGGTTGTTAAATGGTAAGATGGATGGTAAATCTAGAGCTTCTTCTTTTGATATTGTTTTATTTAAAATTAACCAGACATGGGATAATGGTGTTGGTTATGATTTCACATCACCAGATTTACTTACTGGTAGTTCAGCTTATGGAAGTACACCATCTAACTGGGTTGAAGCTCAAACTGGTGTACGATGGGTTAACGGAACAGGTGTTTATTCAGACGTACCAGATACAATAGCTACACAACATTTTGACAAGGGTAACGAGAATATTGAAATCGATATAACTGACTACGTTAATGGCGTATTGGCTGGTGATGTAAACTATGGGCTAGGGATAGCTTACAGTAGAAATTTAGAGTTAACCAATAGTAACAACATAAATTATGTTGGCTTTTTCACAAATAACACCCAGACTTTTTATGAACCATTAATTGAGACAGTTTATTCAAACCACATTACAGACGATAGGAACAACTTTTTCCTAGACAAACCTAATAAGCTATACCTTTATGTAAATCTTGCTGGAAACCCTACTAATTTGGATGCTATACCTACTGTTGATGTATTTGATAGTAACGATATGTTAGCTAATCAATATGGTAGTGAGTATGTTACTCACGTAACTAAAGGTATCTATTCTATAGATATTATTATTCCTACAAATATAAGTAATGAAAACACTATGTACAGTGATGTATGGAGTGGCATTTCAATACAAGGCGTATCAAGACCAAATATTAGTCTAAGCTTTGTTATGAAAGATTCTATCGACTACTATGGTATTGGGGATTCCGATAGCTTACCTAAAAAAGTTGCGATAAACGTAAGTGGTATTAAAAGTAGAGAAAAAATTAAACGTGGTGATGTTCGTAAAGTTATAGTTTCGGCTAGAATACCTTATACTGTTGAACAAACACAAACAATTAGTGACCTAAAATACCGTTTATATGTTAATGAGGGAAATGCTGAGTTAACAGTTATCGATTTCCAACCTATTGAGATGGCAAGTAACTATTATTACTTCTTAATCGATACGGCAAGTTTGATACCAAACACTTATTATTTAGATGTATTAGTTACTTCTAATCTAGAAGTAACGACAATAAAAAATGCTATACAATTCGAGATAGTAAATCAAGTAGACTTACGTAAATCACAATAATGAAAAAATTTATAAAAACTTTATTAAGGGAGAACCTAAAACTCCCTTTATTTAATGATGCATTTAAGCTATGGTTTGGTAACAGTAAGATTGTTGATGCTTCTGGCGAACCTTTGGTATGTTACCATGGTAGTAATAAAAACATAACAAAATTTATTGGTAAATATTCAGCACAAGGCGTGTTTTGGTTTACATCGGATAGAAATAAAATAGAATCTGGTGAGTCTGGGGCTGCTGGTACAAGTACAATTATGCCAGTATATTTATCTGCAAGTAAAATCGCTGGTTGGGGTGAATACGATAAATTAGGTCTGGGTCAAATTGAAGAGCGTGGTTATGATGCAATACAATTAGGTGATGATTTTATTATATTTGATGCAACAAAAATCAAATCAATAAATAACATAGGAACATGGGATGGTTCAACTAAAAATATAAAAAAATGAAAAAATTATTAATCAGTATCAAATGTTTTTTTGCTAGAATATTTAATCACAAAAAGACAATAAGTATTTCAGCTCCAATAAATAATAGCTATATCCATAGCGATATAGAATTAGAAACAATGCAATTAATAAATGAATATCGAGTAAGTGTTGGCCTAAATAATTTAGACATAATACCTTATATATCACTTAAATGTGAGGAACATAACAATAATATGATTTCGATGAATATTGTTAGTCATAATGGTAATGTTGCACGTTTTGACGATATTATAAAAGTGTTGGGTTGTACAAATGTTGGTGAAAATGTGGCTTATAATTATACAACACCTAAAAGTGTATTAAATGCATGGTTGTTGAGTGTAACACATAAGGCTAATGTAGAGGGTAAGTTTACACATATGGGTCTTTCTATACGTAAAAACGAAAACGATAAGAATTATTATACTAATATTTTTATAAAAATATAATATAGTACTTGACTTTTTTTCAGTATTAACTATATTTATATTTACGTTAACTAAACGTATTAGCATCGAGTTTAATAGACTTAAGAATTGTGGAAGCAATGAAGATGTTGGTACAAATAAAAAAAAGTTAAAAACATGAAAAAAACAAAAAATGAGGTGATAAGTTCACCTACAGCGCATATCTGTATGCAAAAATCAAGGGTGAAAGTTTACGATACTGATAATTCACCAACTTATTACTTAGCTAAAGGGGACACTTTCTCCATAGAGCTTTACAATCCAACAAATAAAACTGTCTTAGCTAAAATAAGACTAAATGGTAAATACATTTCACAAGGTGGGGTAATACTTAGACCAGCTGAAAGGATTTTTCTAGACCGTTACTTAGATGTTGCTAAGAAATTCTTATTCGACACCTATACCGTTGATGATAATACTGAAACTAAACAAGCTATTATCGAAAATGGTGATTTTAGTGTGGAGTTTTATAATGAGAGGTCAGCCCCATCGTTCATACAACCACCAGCCTTTATACAATCAGAAAAAACCGCTTATGTTACTAACGGGATACTACAAGGATATAGTCCTCTAAGTTCAAGTAGTAGTGGTACTTACGTGAACACAAATTTTGGTACTAGTTTCAATACTGCTAGTTATTCAAGTGGTGGGGTTGGTGTTGGTTCGAGTACTACTACCAGTTTTACTTCAACATCCGTACCTTTTGGTGGTCAAAAAAAATTAATGAAAAGTACTATAGAGACTGGTACTGTTGAAAAAGGCGGTGATTCCACTCAAACATTTAAAAGTGTTGATAAATCATTCGACTATTTTGCTTTCCACGTTACAAGCTATAAATTATTACCTATTTCACAAAAAGTGAATACCGCTGATGATATCAACGTTAAAAGGTATTGCACTAACTGTGCACATAAATTAAAACCAACTTTTAAATTTTGCCCAGCATGCGCTAGTAAGATATAAATAAAATAATTAGTTAACGTAAAATAAAAACCCCAAGAGTTGTTTCTTGGGGTTTTTTGTTGTAGGTTTGTAAAAAAAAATAGTTTAATTTAAAAACAAATATAAAATGTCAAAAAAAACACAAAAAGAAAGAGTACTTGATGCAATAACAAGTCACGGAAGTATCAGTACTTGGTACGCATTTACTCAATTGGGTAATACTAGATTAGCGGCAACAATTTTCTCGTTAAAGAAAGATGGTCACGTTATTACTTCAGAAATGGTTAAAGGGACCAATAAATTCCAAGACGAGGTTTCATTTGCTAGATATACCTATGTTGGGAAAAACCTTGTATAGGATAGTTGTAGGAACACAAGTCGATGGTGGTGAGGTCTTTTGGGTACAGTATAAAACAATACTTTTTTTTGGTATTGGGTTCTGGCAATACGTAACAAAAGACCAATTACCTTCAGCTAGAAGTTCCACTATACAAACTTGGACTATATACAGTAGTGCATACAATTTTTGTATAGGGGAACTTGGTAAAATTGATGCTTCAAATAACAAAAAGATTGTGAAGCTAACTTACACTAACGTTATTCGATAATAAGGTTAAGTCTATTAATTTTAAATAGGCCATTTAATGTTAGTAAATCTGTTGTTATCACCTCACCATTTATGTTTGACCCTATCCAACAGTAAACCTTTTTGTTTATATTTAATATCTTATAATATGACGATGGGATTCTAATCTTAGATTTAGGTAAATAACAGTCTTTTTTACTATCGTATATCACACCAGTAATTATGATAGCGTTTGATTTATACTTATTTATTGAATCATATACACTTTTCTCTAACCTAGACCACTTACCTCTATTGAAACCAGCTAATTGTGGTGCTTGATTATAAAGACTGAACGAATTGTGGTTTACTACTTTACTATATGATGTTATATCTGATGGGGTCAAGTGGCCCAAATCATAACCACTAAAACGATAGTATTTTCTATCATACTTATTATATCCATCGTCAAACCAACGGTTATCTCGTTCGTGTGTTAGTTTATTAAAGTTAATGTAGCTTATGTCGTGCCTAGAGACGAGCGATAAGGTATCATTACTTAAATAGAGTGTTATGTCCCCATGATTAATTTTTAGTTCGTTATAAGTGCTTATTTTAAGTTGTGAGTAAAGGTTTACTGATAGTAGTGTTAGTGCTAGAATAAATATTTTAAATTTCATGAATATTGTTTAGTATAAGTATCTATATAACGCAAAAAAGGATAATCTTTATTTAACAACAGATGTTTTAATTAATTTAAAATTTTTTGGGTTAAAGATAACAGTAATATTAGGTTTTTGGTCACTATAACCAAAATCACTAGTGTCTTGTTGTTTAGTAACTCCATCAATATTTAAACCAACTAAAAAATTAGAAGCTTTTTTAGTTGAACCTAATTTATAATATATAAACGTATAAAAATTAGCGACTGATAATAACATATTTTTTGTGTTTAATTTATTGTCTTCAATTCCAGTTATACCATAGAAAACGTTAGGGTCAATATCAAAAACTATCCCTTGACCATTATTAAATTTATTTGCGATTTTTAAAACTTCTTCTTTTGTTAAACCATAAAATGTCTCCCCAACTTGTTTATAATTTTTATCATATTGCATAATAAAATAACCTGGTTTTAAATTATCATCTATGGCCCACTGAGGTAAATCTTCATCTAGAAAATCCCACTCTAATGTACCATTATTTGTTCCCACACTATAAGCATCAAAATCAACAGTGATTTTCTCAGTAAAAAAACCATTATTGTTATTTATGTAATCTAAAATAGTTTTTGGTAGAGGCCCATCCCAATTAACGATGTTAGCGTTAATTGGTTTGAAACTATGGACATATTTTATACCTTTTGCTTTATTTTTAGCATAATATTTAGCTTCATCTTTGATATCGGTTAAATAGATGCCATAACCTAACATATTAAAATCAGAACTTTCGTTCCTATCTTCCCAATTTAATTCTTTTCGATTAGTCCCATGATATAATTTTTCAAATAATAAACTTTCTCTAAGTAATTTTTTTATAACTTCTTTCATAACTATAAGTATCTATATAACGCAAAAAAGGATAATCTTTCGATTATCCTTTTAAGTTTATTTAAGAGTTTTAATTATCTTAATTCGTTAATATTAAATGTTGGAACACCATCAACTCTTACGTGACCGTAGAATCTGTTGTTTACCACTTTTTTAGCGTAACGTGTCATAATACCTTTAACTGGCGCAAAGTTGAAAGGGTTGTACATTGTTGGAGTAAGTTGCAACGGCACGTATGGTGCGTAGATGTAACCAGTGTCTAATAATGATTTTCCTTTGTGTCCAATGATACAAGAATGAGCTGGTGCATAAGGGTCACGGTACACTTGGTAACGTCCACTTAATGTACCGATTCTTTCGATACCCATGTTGTATTGGTCTTGGTCTGGGTTAGCATCACTTACGTGGAAGTACTCTAAGTCATCAAAAATAGCTGATAATTCAGAAGAAACAACGATAAAGTTAGCACCACCTCTCAAGGTAGATTTATGAATTTGAGCAGAAGTTTGGTTAATTCTTGTGATTAACGTTTGGTTCCAGTCTTTTTGCGTGTATGGGCTTGCAGCAGAAGAAGCTTTTCTCCAACCGTTATAATCCCATCTTAGTTGCCATGCAGCAGCTTTACGGATATCTCTCAAGATTTCTCTATCGATTTCAGCAGCAACTTGTTCAGACAACATAGCTGTTAATTCAGCTTCAGCATCAATGTTATGGAATGCACTAACGTCTTGAGCAAGCTCTGGAGACCAAGTAGCACGTAATTTTCTTTCTTCAACAGAAACAACAACCTCATCTAATTTGAAAGATACTTCTCCCATTTCAGTTTCCATCTCTAATGAAGCATATTCTGCCCAAGCAATTGAGAATGTAGCTGCTGATGTAGCAGAGTTATTGATTGTGAATGATGACATTGCACCAACATAACCATCATAAGTTGAAGTTCCAGCAACAGCTGCTCCAACAGACACACCAACTGGGTGAGATAAATCTAAAGCAATGTACAATGTACCAGTTGCATCAGTTAAGTTTGAATAAGTAACGATACCTTTACCGTATTGTTGTGTAACTAAACGGAATGGAACTTCTTTACCAGCAGCGATGATTGTGTTTCCATCAACATCTTTAATTGCAGCTGTTGCAATAACGTGTAATGAAGCTAAGAATGATTCAGTATCCATTTGGTTACCATCAGCTCCAGTCATTACAGCTTTATTCGTTTGCATTGGAGAGAAACCAGTTACTCCAAGAACAACGCTTCTTACAGAACCATCATTAGCAGTAGCAAAAGTTGCTCCACTTGTAACTGCTGCGTATTCACCATCTTTTCCTAAAGTCCAAGCAGCGTAAGCACCTGTACGGATAGTTAAAGTACCTTTAGAGTTGTCAAACAATCCATCATTGTAAAATGCATCGTACAAGTTTTTTGCTTGCATTGTAGTTATTGGACATCCATCAGCTGGTTGTACACAAGTTGGTAATCCATCAGCACCCATTGAAGTATGTGCAGAGAAAGTTGTACCGTAAGCACCACCATCAGTGTTATAGTTGTCACCATATCCACCTTGACCGTCATTACGACTAGATGTTTGTGGTACGAAGTAGAACAATTTACCAATTGGCATGTTCATAGCTTGTACAGATACGATATCATTAGCTAATAATTTAGAGAAAACTCTACGTACAATAGGGAAAACTACAGTTTCGAATGAACCAGAGTTAGTTGCAGTTGTAGCTTCGCTTAACAAAGTACTCGCTTGGTTTTCATACAACTGAGCGATGTTTTCTTTAACGTGACCTTTAAGACCTTCTAAGAATCCTAATGAATCCCATTTTGATTGAGTTTCTAGACGAATAGCTTTCATATGGTTCATTCCAATATTTCCAACTTGTCCAGACGTTAATAAATGTGACATAATTTGTGTTTTTGTTTTTGTTTTATTATTATTTTAATTATCTTTTTTCAACTCTGTTAATCAAATCCATGATTCTTTTTGTTGAAGGGTCTACATATGCAGTATTTTCGTTTAATTGTTTTGACGTACTACTAGTAACACCTTTTGTAAATTTGTTCTCTACTGACTCACTAATTGGTTTTCTTGAATCCAATTGGTTTGAGATAGTTTTGTATAATTTTTTTGATTCAATAAGGTTTGAAACTTCGTTATCAAAACGTTTGATAATATCTTGTTTCTCAGATTTAGTTGTTGCGTGCTCCATAAACAATCTTGTTGTATACGTTAAATTGCTATTGAAAACTACAGTTTCAACTAATTGACCTCTAAAAACTTTAAGTGCTTTTCTAAACTCTTCATTTTCAGCTTTTAATTTTGTAGCCTCAGTTAATAAAGAATTATATTTTTTTGTTGTTTCAGAAACTAAAACTCTAGATTCAGCAAGTTGTTTAGCACCCAATACGTTTGGTTGATATTCACTACCAGCTTTTTTAGCTTGTGCTTGCGTTGTTCTAATAGCTTCGTCTATTTCTTCTTCTTCTTCTTCGTCTTCAGCTGGTTCATCAGTTGCTTCTACGTCAGAAACTTCTTCTTCTCCACCATCAACTGGTGCTTCATCACCTACCATGTCTGAATCATCAGAACCTAGTTCTTCATCATCACCCATTTCGATTTCATAATCCATTCCAGATTCATCACCCATTTCATCATCACCCATTGGTAATTCTTCAGCTGCGTAATCCTCTTCACCTTCACCACCCACGGCTGCACCTTTTACAACGTACTCCCCAGGCTCGTTAATGTTTAAATGAATATCATCACCTACAATTTCGATTTCGTCTTCACCGCTTAATTTTTTATAAATTGCGATAACGTCATCATCAGATGCTGCTGTCATGTCCATATCGTCTCCACCTAACTCCATAGAGTCCATTCCTGTTTCTAGTCCCATTTCTGGTGCTACTTCTTGAGAGTCTTCTAGTCCACTTAATCCATCTTCTCCAGCTTCATCACCTAATCCCATTTCTGGTTCCATTTCTGGTTCAGCACCCATTTCTGGTTCTGCGCCAATTTCTGGTTCGTCAGTTGATAAATCTTCTTCTTCGTAATCATCTTCTTTTAAGATTGATTCATTTACTACACCATCAATTTCTTCTCTAGCTACGCTACGAAGTATTTCTTTTGTGTTTGCGTTAAGTGCATTTTGGATATTTTTAATATCTAATAATGCATTTTCAAGTATTGATTTCTTTTCAGCCATTTTTAATTTGTTGTTTGTTTGAGTTGCCCCATTTGATAATAAATATATCCTATTTAGTGAAAAAACATTTTCAGACTAAAAAAAAGTCAAAAATTCTTTAATCTAATAGAAATTTATCTAAATTGTTATTTAAATTTTCTGTTATTGGTGTTTTTTTAATTTCAGCGTTCTCTACATAAGGTTTTGAATCTTCATGGTTTTTAAATATCCAAGCATCTGGTGTTGATGGCGCAGTTACTACATCCCAACAAATTATCTCAAAATCTTCTTGAACTATTTGCTCACCGTTTCTACCTTCTTTAAGTGAACCAACACCTCTAGACGAAACACCGATTTTAATTCTATTTCTTAGTAAGTTAGCTACATCATCACCTTTAGTTGACACAATTCCGTAATTAATATATCCAGGTGTCATTAATATTTCCATCTTACCCATCAAGGTATGATTCTCCCACCATGTTTCAATAATGTTATGCGATATTCTATCACCAGCGATAACTGATGACTCTGGATGGTCTAGTTCCCCTACAGCTCTACGTTCTCTAATTGCCTGTTGGTAAAGTTGGTCTTGCTTTTTAAGAACTGATTCTGGGTATATTCTACCATTACGGTTAAGTATACCATATTTTTGTAACACAACGTAAACAACTAATGGTTCAACTATAGACATTCTACCTGTATCTAGTTTTTTCATTTCATTGATAAACGGTTGGTTTCTTGGTTCGTCTGGGCTAATAAACCCAGCATCATGCTCGATTAAAATACCAGTACCTGTTTCACCTCGTCTTAATAATTTTAAATTTGTACTCATGTTTTGTTTCTATAGATATAAATATGTGATAGAAACAAAAAAGCTCTAATCTTACGACTAGAGCTTTTAAAATATTTTTATTATATTATTTCTTTTTAAAGAATTTAAAATTTTTATTTGTTTCAAAATTAGATAAAATTATCTCATTTGTTAACCCATCTAACATCATTTTCATTTTATCTGACGTTACACTCATGTTTGTGTCTAAAAATAGAGTTACTTCACAATTAATGAAACTTCGCTTTCCAAATCTAATACCAGATTCCCTTATATCTAAATCAACTATTGTTTTATCTAGGTCAAATTCGGGGTATTCGCCTGTATCAAATAAAGTAAATAATGTTTGTTTTATTTTTTTATTTAAATCTTTAATCACTCTTGTATATATCGTAACATGTTCATTTTTTGGTTCGGCCCATGATGAGATGTTAATATAAATTGCTTTTGGTGATTTACTGTTTACGCTACCAAATACCGTATTATAGTTTTTAAAATTATTTAGTTTTATTTCCTTACCTGTTTTCATATCTATTATTTTATTTAAATATAGTAATTTTAACCAGGATAGTCAAGCAATTTAATTTAATTTACCCCATATAGTTATAATCAACCCAACGATTATTTGAACAAAAGTTATTATAGCTATTGCAGCAACCCAACGGGATTTTTGTTTATAAATTTCATCCTTAGCTTCCTTCATTTGAGAAGGTGACCAAACATCACTTACTTTTTCAATCCAAGCGTTCTGTACAATAACCGATTTTTCAACATTCTTAACTTCAGTTAGTTTTTGGTTTAAATCCGCAAATTTCTGGTCAATATCATCTCTCATTTTATCATAGTTATCATTAAGTCGTTCTAATTCCTTTAAAACCAACTTACTGTATCCACCCCATGTATCTTTTATTTCTTCACTCATAATTAGTATAGTATTATATCCTTCAACAGGTCAGTTATCGTAGTGTACATACCTTCGTAACACTTCAATTTATCTTTATTTGTTTTTTCGTTCTGAACTAATTTAACCTCATCAAGAATCATTACTAATTCCTTTATAATGTTTTTATAATCTTCAAACTCGTCTCTTGTTAGTTTTTCAGTCAATAATTTTAATGCTAACATGTTCTCACTTGGAGTTCTTGTTATTTTTTCAGTCATTATCTTTAAAGCTAACATATTTTCACTTGGAACACTTTTCATTTAAAACGATATTAATTAATTATTATTTAAACTAGATTTAAGTTCAATCAATTTAGATAATTTATTTATAAAATCCTCATCGATTTCCTTTTTATCATTCAATAATTTATCTTTAACACTTAATAGTTTTTCTTTAGTAACTAAATCACTATCTTTAAGCGATTCATTAACGCACTCGATACATTCTCGAATAAGTTTATCGTAAACCACCTTTTTATCATCGTCAGTTGATTCAACTAACACCCTAAGAATTTCTCTTTCGGTTTCATTAAGTACTGAATATTCTTCGTTGTACTTTTCTAACATAATCTTTGACAACAAACTATTTGGTAAATCAATGACTTCAATAACTTCCTTAGCTTTATTCTCATTAATCAACTTAATAACTTTTGACATACTTTCAACAACGACATCAATTGTTTTTGGACCTCTTTTAGTGAAGATAAGACTAGTGATTCCCTCATGTAATGAGGTTAACTTTTCATCATAAGGCTCATCGATTTTTTCACTGATGAGCTTTGATATAGTCATTAATTTATTATTTTCCTTTATTATGTCGCTAACCTTATACTTTTCTAATAGTCTAAGGTTCTCACTAACATAAAGATTTGTTGTATTATAGTCAGTACCCAACTTTTTTTCAAGATTTAAATACACTACAAACTGAGTCGATAGTATTTCGCTTTCTTTTATCATTTTAATGTAGTTTTTAAATAACCCATTATTGGATTTATCTTTAGAAACTATCCCATCAGCAAGGATACCATTAAATGCGTTTTTTATTTTACCAAAATTCTGCATGTTTATCATTTTACTATAAATATTGTTAAATTCCGTAAAAATTAATTATTCGTCTAACATTTTATCGATATTGTTAATCATGTCATCAATATCTCTATTTACACTAACATTTTTATCGTAAATCGGTATTCTAGTATCAGCATTTTTATTAGTGTTAACACCAATAGATTCAACTAATCTATTAATATATATATCTTGATATTTTATTTTACGTTTAGATAACTTCTCATGTAAATACGCTTTATTTTCAATCAATAATTTTTCTTTTCTTTTAATTATTTCAGCAACAGTCTCTGGCTCAACAGCAGCTGGTTCATCAACAGACTCTTCACTCGCAGCTGGTTCATCACCAAAATCTGTATCACCACCAGCATCTCCACCACTAGTATCGTCATTACCTTCTTCTTCATCGCCAAAATCTAAATCTTCTCCACCGACACCACCGCCACCGAATGAACCGCCTAGACCACCGCCACTGCCACCGCCAGCATCACCTTCACCACCTTCTTCACCGCCAGCACCAACGCCACCTTCAAGTGCGGCTTTGTAATCACCATAAATCTTATCAACTGTATCGAAAGTCCCAGTGTGTTTAATTACATTAGCTGTGTTAGCTAATTCAGCAGAGGCAGCTTTCTCCATACGTTGTTGTAATAAATCCTCTTTGATATCATCGTCTGACCAACCCATAATTTCTCTATGAGCTCTAGTCATTGACATTGCAGCAAAACCATTACCTAAATCAGATGTTGCATCTTTAAATAAGGTAATTTTTTGTTGGGTATGCTCAATCTTAAGCATTTCCGATTGAGTTGATGGGTTATTTAATGTAAGTGTAAAATTATCTAAATCCTCTTCAAAACCAAGAAGGTATAAATGAATAATAGCTATTTTATTAAGCTCCTGTATCATAGATTGTTGTATTCTATTAACAGTTCTTGAAAAACGAATATCTTGTAACGCAAGATTCTTACCATCACCACCACCACCAGCTTCATCAAAATTTAAAAATGGTTTTGGTACTCTAAGTGCCGTAAATAAATTTCTTTGTAGATATTCAATATCGGCAATTTGGTCTAGATTAGAAGCACCAGGCAATGTATCAATTGGGTTTGGTGCGTTTTCACTTCTAACTGGGATAAAATAATCTTGGTCATTTGATAATTGATTGTATCTTAAATCCATCTGACCTGTTTGTGGGTCAACAATTGGCATTCTTTTAAATCTATCAGCAATTGTGTTAATATAAGATTCAACATCAGCATCATCAATATTACCAACGTATACTTTATACACACGTCTTTCTGGTGCTCTAGTTACACGATAAACAAGCATAGAATCCTCAGATAATAATAACTGTTTCCAAACCCTTCTAGACTTCTCTAATACACTCGTACCATATGGTAAACGTCTATCATCACCCAATAACCTAAAATGAGCTATCTGCCATGAATTAAATTCAACGTCTCTACCTCTCCAAAAGAATTTAACTTTATCTGAAACATCTGTATCTTCATCGTTTAAACCTTGTTGGCCAGAAATCATATCGAATAGACCATTCTCTCTACGTTCCATTTCATAATTTGGCATTTGTTTTGCGCCTGTCACTCCATGTTTATCGCTAATATTTAAGTATACAAAATTATCACCATACTTACACGTATTTCTAGTGTACATAGGTAATGATGTGTGTAAGTCTAACCTATTGAAAAACAAATCTTCTAATATTCCTTTTACACGCTTGCTATCAGAATAAATGTTCATCATTCTACCCTTATCGTTAAGCGTAGTTGATTCTTCCATCATAACATCTAAAGCGGCTGCAATTGTAGGATAGAATTCCATTGCTTCAAAATCAGCGTATGAACCAATTCTAGTTGTTTCATAATTAATTGATTGTTGGAACAAACCATTCTCAACTTTTTTCCAAACACTACCTAAATATTTATTTTGTTGTGCTTGTAATTTTGCTTGGTCAAACTCAGCTTTACTATTAGTTTTAAGTAGTTCACCTTTACCAATATTATAATTTTGAGTTGTTTGCGGTTGCTTTTGTTTTTGTTTAACACCATCTGGTCCAAGTACTCTACCTAACCTTTGGAATATTGTTGAATTATCTTTTGCCATAATTTTTTTATTTAATCTTAATGCTTTTATCTGAAAAATAAATAGTTATTCAACATAATCACAGGCAACGTAAGGTGTCCTTACAACTATACTCTGTTCGTTAACAACCACTTCATACGAATACGTTCCAATCCAATCGATACCTTGGCTTCCAATAATAGCCGTACAGTAAAATCTTCGATTAGTGGATTTTACATTTTCTTCAAAAGCTACTTTATCATTGTCGGTTGGTGACCATTTATATTTTTTTGGTCCAGAACTTTTCCTTATAAAAACTTTTCCGTTTAAGCTCATTTTATTTTTTATTTTTTATTATTTTGACCCACTAAATAACCACATATACTGACCAGTTGGGTCTTGCATATTTTTGGATACTACGTGTGAAAATTTTGGTTTCGGTGCCACCACCTTATTTTTTGATACAAAATTATTACCACGTTCAATTTCTGGGGTAAGTACATCATTTGTTGCACCACCAACCCAACTACTCAACATAGCTTTTGTTTGTTTCTCTAATCTCTCTAAATTTTTAAATGAATGTTCGATTACCCATAATGGCATCGCCAAAGCCATTAATAAATCATCATGGTATCCGTCCATATGGTCTGGTCTACCGTTTTTAAATATAAATGTTTTCATTTCAGATGTAAGTCGTCTGGAACGAATTTTAACTCCGTTTGTTCTTATTTGATACTCAAGGTTAGCAAGCATTGGTAAACGAACAGATGTTGCGTGAAATCCTGGTATTTTATCACCCTTATCATATGATGATAATTCTCTTTGTCTAGCAGATAAAATCTTACCGTTTGCGTTATCGTAATGTAATCGTTTATAATTAAACTCTAATAATTTTAATACTGTTGAAACACCCATACCACCAGTAACGTCGACGACAGAATAAGCTTTATATTTCTCACCATATTCCTCTACAAGTTGTGCAAGTAAATCTGGTTGTATTTTACCTTGGTATTCCATAACTTGCTCCATTGTTGTCACATCGACAATTACAATGGTTGATGAATCCTCACCATCACCCCTAGATACATCAGAACCTAATACGTATTGGTGTCCTTCTTCTGGTAATGCCCATACCCATATTTCTTGTTCCAACCCAAAGGTATATAATGGGTCCCTAACATTATGTATGTTCTGGTATTCAATATATTTCTCATCGATTACGTTACCACCAGAACCAACGAAAGACACATCAAGCTCTTGGGCTATCATTTTAGCATCGTTATTCATACCCAGACACATTTCCTCATACCAGAAAGATGTTGGCTTATAACCATCCCTAACCATTCGCTCATATGATTCAAAGGTGAATTCTATTTCTTTAACAACCTCATCATTCTTTAACCAAGATAATCCAACGTTATAACGTAAATCTTCATACCATTTCATTTCAACGATATTAAAATTATTCTTACCGTTTTTGGCTTGGTCATATGTTTTATAATATAACTTATCCATACCTTTTGGTGTTGAGATAAGCGTAGCTTTTCCCCCAGTACCTAATGCCGTTAAAGCGGCACCAAATACCTCATCACCGTTGTCGATATATGCGGCCTCATCCATGATAAGGTATGTAGGTGTAAATCCACGAAGTGCATCCTTAGATGTCGCAACTGCTTTTACCCTACTCTTATTAGGTAGTCTTATTTCTTTCTTTGAATCGGTTAAGAAAATTGATTTTGCTTCGTTTTTTGGGTTACCATAGTATTCTGGACCCCAGACCCACCTTGGTAGTTGAGATAAGAAATCTTTAATCTTAGCTAAAAATTCAAACGCAAGTTCTTGTTTATTCGCAATAATTAGTATCGCCTCTGGGTTATCTGGGTCGGCAAAACCAACCTTTATTGACATATATGCAGCGGTGGTAGTTGACACACCAGCTTGCCTAGGCTTAGTAACTAAGTTAAATCTATATTTTTCATACGCAACAATTATTTCTTTTTGTCTAGGAAATAATTTAAAAGGTACAAACCCTTCCTGTGTTTTATCGAATGTTTCCAAATAGGCTTCAATGGCATATGTTGGGTCCATTAAAGATTTAGTAAATTCTTTAAATATCTCTTGTGTTGTTAAATTCATAAGTTTCCAACTAATATTTGTTAGTTACTTATAAATATGTTAATTTATTGAAAACTCACAAACTCAGCATCTATGTCTTGCGCAACCCATTTTTCGTTATTAAAATTACGAGACATACCTTCATACCAAGGAGACGTTGGTTTATACCCAGCTTCAAACATGTTTAAAAATGATGCGGTTGTAAATTTAATCTCTTTAATATTTGCCATATCTTTTTTAACCCAATATAGTTCCTTATTAAAACGTAAATCTTCATACCATTTCATATTGGTGATATTGAATGAATTTTGGCCCATTATAGCATTTTCATAAGTTCTATGAAATAAGTTACCAGTACCATTTGGTGTCGATAAAAGTGTGTATCTACTTTTGACCAGTGGCGTTAAACTAACTGAAGCGTGTTCAAATATTTCACAACTGTTATGAATATATGCTGCATCATCTATGATAAGATATGTAGGTGTAAATCCACGAAGTGCATCTTTATGTGTTGATAATACGTTTATTTGAGAACCATTAGGTAGTCTAATAGCTTTCTTTGAATCGGTTAAGAAAATTGATTTTGCTTCGTTTTTTGGGTTACCATAGTATTCTGGACCCCAGACCCATCTTGGTAGTTGGAGTAAATATTCTCTTATCTGCTTTAGTGACTCACAACTTAAATCTAGTCTATAATTAATAATAGCTATGTGTTCGGTTTCTTCTGAAAATGCTAATAAAAATGCAATATATGCATTTGTAATAGTTGAACCACCAGCCTGTCTATATTTTTTTATTATGTTAAACCTATTGTTCTCTAGTCCAAACAACACTTCTTTTTGACTAGAGAATAATTTAATAGGTATGATTTTTTCTTGTATTTTATCATATATTTTAAAATAATTCTCAATACAATATTCTGGATTCTTATAACATCTAGCATATTCGGTAAACATTTCTTTATTAGTTAATTCCATAAGTTTTTAGCTAAATAATAGCCTTTACGTTAACAAAGTAAATCTTATTAAACGAAAAAAACACCACTAGGGTGTTTTTAACTTATTAATCTTATGTATGTTATAGTAATTCATCAAAATCATAACCATCACTCTCATCAGTGCTTTCATTATCTGAAAGCCCATTCATTAATTCATCAAAATCAAATCCATCATCACCTTCAACATCTGTATGTGTAATCTCATCATCACCTTGAACGTTTGCCATTGATTGGTCAAAATCATCATTTTTTAAATCTTCTTTAATTGTATCTACTAGTTCCTTAATTATTTTTTTACCCATTTTAGTGCCACCCATTATCTCACGCATTTTAATGTTAAAATCTTTAACTGGTAATGATATTAAATCAGTGTAGATATAATATTTTAAATCTAAATCAGTATCATCGATTGCATCGGTAAATTGTTCCCATAAAGCTGGACCTAATCTCATATCCCAAGGTTCAGCAGCTAAGAAATCAGCTTTGTTAATAACATATTCACCCAATTTCTTATTTTTAGGTAAACCATGTGCTGACATAAGCTCCATAACACCCTTAACTAGTTCGTGAACTAGTACTGGGAATACCATTGCTTGTACGTGAATAATCGCTTTAGGGTTATCCTTTGTTGGGAATTGAACTCTAACGATACCAGCATTTTGCATTTCATCCATCTTAGGTAGTACATAATACATGTAATCACCAGAAGCCATTAATTTAGAGTATTTATTACCTAAACGTGGGTTTAGTTCATTTAACTCATCATCTACCATATGAAACATGTGTGATGCTTTTTTCGCAGACCCTTGAATCATTGCATTAATAAACCTACGTTTATAAACCTCATCTTTGGCCTTAACCATATCATCGTGTTTATTAAAAGCCATTTCAACTGCAATTGGTTTAGCGTTTTTCTTTGTTCCAACCATATTAATTGTTGGCGTTAATTCTACGTTAAGTTCAACAACGCTCTCGTCCATATCAAACTCTTTACGAATCATATCTACTGCTAATTTTTCTAATGCTTTAGTATGTTCTTTCTCCAAATCAACGGTGTCTTTTATAAGTGAAGACATGCCGCTAATTAGGTCTTTTTCGTTTACAGCATTAACATCGTATGCTCTTTTGAATCGTTTCGCTACATCATTAAAACGTCTACCCATTATTTTTTGTTCAAAAGAAGATTCGTCATCTTCTGGGAAAATAGGGCTTTTAGATAATGAGTGTGTCCCATTAGCTAAATCATCTTCCAATTCAGCATGCATTCTTTCGACTAAACCCTCTGGATATACTACACGTTCGACCAAAACCTTTTTAGGTGTATTGGCTTTTCTTAAAGCTTCTTCAGCCATTTTTCTATAAATACCCATTTATCTAATATCTTTAATTTTAACTATTTTATTTTTAGGTGCCCCAAGGCTTTCAAGTAATGAATTTTTTGTAATAACTTTAGATTCAGCCACAGCTGGTGCTGGTACTTCATTCGCTCTTGATAACTCTTTTAATCCACTAATCAATGATTGTAAACCATTTCTAGGTACACCGATTAACTCTGAAAAAGCTGCGATAACTTCTCTTTTAGCTATTGGTGACTTTATAGAATCAATTACCGCAGATGGTATTTTTCTACTAATTAATGCCATTAATTTTTTTGCTTTGACGTTCATTTGTTCATCATTATTCTCATCCTCAACAGGTGCTTCTTCTGACATGATTTCTGGTCTTTTTCTGCTACCAAACAACTTCTCGTTCATATGTTGTTTAAACTCCTTAACACCCATATAATCTTCCTCGTCTAATTTGCGTGTCATAACCAATTCTTTAATTGATTTAAAGCTACGGATGCCACCTTTTTCTCTATTAACTAAAAAATGTTTATCATCTTTATATGATATAGCTTTCCTAGTGTTAGCTTCTTCTTCTTCAGCTATAGCTGCTCGTTCTTTACTTGGGTTAGCTATTGTTTTTTCAAAATGGTCGATTGGGTGAATAATGTTTTCACCAGCTTCATTTAATTCATCATGACAGTACACTGCCATAACTTTTTCTTTATTTGAAATACCCCTAACCATCTGGTACCTCTTACCCTCAATTGAGAAAGGTTCTGAAACTTTACCAGTATTAGGGTCCTTAGTGTTTGATAGGTATTTAATAGTAGATTTATCTTTAGGTTCGATTGCTGATTCATCCTCAGTTACTGGTTCTGGTGCTGGTTTATCACCAGTAATAGTTACAGTAGTAGTATTTGATAACTTACCTTTAAGTTTAGCGTATGTCTCAGCATCAGTTTTTATCTGCTCACCTTCGTTAATATTTTTTATGTTACTCATCTTTGTTTTTATTGTTTTTATAATCTAGTATTAGGTCCTTCTCATACAGCATGGTGTTAACTTTTTTCATTGACTCACCAAATTTAAAAATTAACCTATATTCTGGATAAGTCTCATATTCGTTTACGTTCTCCCAACCTAAAGCGATAACTCCATCTACTGCATCCCAAACAGCAAATGTGTCACTGTTCTGTATAACATCTATAATAACTTCTGATTCAAGCCTACCAACACTTTTAATAAATCGATTATGTGGTGGTTCTGGTCTACCAGAAGCTGGGAATGTATCCCAACTCTCACCATCTACATCTACAATTGTGTCTGAGAAAATAAACTCATATATATAGTTATCTTTATAATCTTTACCAACTAAATTGATGTATATTAATAATAAATCATCCATTATTCGTGTGCTTTAGGGTCTGGCGTTACTGTAGGTCTTGGTAGGAAACGGTCATTTCTTCTGCTAGGTGCTACGCTTGGTTTATTTGGTGCAACTAATGGTTTAACCTCTGGCTCCGCAACTTGGTTTGTTACGTCATCTTCTTTTTCTTGGTTAAATGTTTCTTGCAATTTTTGTTTTATTTTATATTTACCAAAAATACTATTATTTTCCTTAACAGTCAATGCCCCACCGACTAATTTAGACCCTTCATTCATAGGAACACAATTTGGTACTTCTTTACCATTTTTTGTTTTCATACCAACTTGTTTGTAACCCGACCAACATGGTTTATTTTCATCTAAAGCATCATTAGAACCTGGTTGAAACATATTACATTTTTTTGGGTTATCTAAAAATAAGTCCTCATTTTCCTCTAATCCATTAATAGGTGCATCATCCTCACCACCCATATCGTTAGATGGCTCGTTACTAGATTCATCATCACCCATATCATCAGATGGTTCTTCATCACTTATTTCATCATCATTACCAGATGATTTAACTTTTTTGATAATATCACCTTGGTCGTTAGCATCCATTTGGCTTGTATGGGTTGCTGACAATAAAGAATTCACCGCAAATTTCTCTAACTCGAAATCGGGTGCTCCTTGTGAATCATTATATTTTCTTAGTGATTGACCTAACTTACCAGTTAGTTGTTCTATGTATTTTTTTGGGTCAGCATCTTCATCAGCTTCAATTCCAGCATCAAATGGTTCGTCATCGAAAGGTTTATCCTCAACTGGTGCTTCTTCACCACCCATTTCACCACCAAAATCCATATCTGCTTCTGGTGCTGCTGGTGCCACTGGAGCTGGGGCTGCTGTTGGAGCAGCCAGCTTCAATGTATATTTTTCCTCGTTTACTTTAGAGTGTAAACTTTTTTTTTTAAAGTACCTTCGTTTAAATCATCAATAATTGAATCCATATTAGCGATTGCTCTACTAATAGAAAGTTTATTTTCATGAACATATCCTGGTTGTTTTGTTGGGTCCTCATCATTTTCTGGAACTTCCTCATCATCAGATTCCATCATATCGGTAACAGCTTTTTCTTCCTCAGACAATGTTTCTTCATCTTCTTCATCTTCCTCGTACAACGTTTCCTCAACTTCCAAGTCACTTTCGTTTGCGAAACCACTACCCATACTTGAGAATCCAGCAATACCAGACTCAGTTAATAGGTTATCGTTTTTGAATACGTTGATATTACTACCAGCGTTATGTTGCTCAGAAAGACTATTAAATTTAAGATTTAAATGTTTGATAGCTTTAGCATAAGAATTGTAAGACTCAGATGATTTGTTTTGTAAACCACCAATATAGTTAAAATCTTCTGATATAAGACCGTTTTTTTTATCAGTAGATTTAATAAAATAAGCGTGGTTCTCTCTTACAATAGCGTAAGCTTTACCATCTGGGCCAATTTTAGTTAATTCAACAACTGATTTTGTGTTATTTTCGTTTATAGTTGAAACACCCATTAACGCTTTTATACGTTCGTTAATTTCATTTCCTTTAAGCCCAATTGGGTTGATTTTATTTTCCATTTTATATTGTTTAAATTTGTATTATTTTATATAAATATCTAGGTTTTTAGTAAAAATTAACCTAGTAGTGTTTCACTTGGGTTAGCGTTTTGGTTATCACCTAATAGATAACAACCATTCCCACCACTAATACTTCTAACTAGAATATTAAATCCAGATGCTGCACCAACAGATACTGATGTCCCATTTATAGTAACCGTACAACCTAATATCCCACCATATATTTCACTATAAGTATGTGCTGTGAAATTAGGTGTTTGTGCTGGTACTATAATACTATGTATGTCGAATATTTTTGCCATAACTTTTTTTGTTTTATTATAAATATTAAGTAAAACAAAAAAAACACCACGAATGGTGTTTTATTATTTATAATGCGTTAATCACTAACGCTATTAATATTAAATCTACTATTATTATGATAACTAATATCTTACTACCAAGTTTACATTTAGGATAAATCTCATCATATTCTTTATGTGTCATATTACAATAAATATAACTATTAATTGGAAAGTGGAAAGTTTATTTTGCCATGTGATTTATAATTATTTAATATTAAATCTTCAAACACATAATCTGATATATCAGCCACTTCTCGGTTTGATATTGTCAGTGTCGGTAGCTCAAATGCTTCACTTGTTATAGCTATTTGTTCTCTAGCACCATCCAAATGATTACTGTATAAATGTACGTCACCCAAGTTACCAATTAACTTATCTGGAACCATATTAACCATCTTACCAAATAATTGTAATAACATACCATATGATGCGATGTTGAATGGTAACCCTAACGCTGTATCTCATAATATTCGTATAAGGTCGTTAATCTTATACCGTTCTCAGAAACCGAGTTTCATGAACTGCTTTATGTTTCCATAAAGATTAGACTATATCACAACCCTATTAGGGTTCTCATCGTTTCCACTCACTTGAGTGTACTTCCTTTCGGAATAGTCGTTAGGCATTTATTTATAATAATATTCTGGAAAATTTTTATTTCTTATCCTATTTAAAATAGTGGCTGGAACAACTTTAAAATGTTTTGCACATTCTGATAAAGATTTAAATTCCATTTCATTAACAATCACTATTTTTTCTTGGTTGCCATTATATTTTCCTTTTCTTAATTCACTTAATATTTGTTTGGTTTTTTCTGAATGAGTTTTATTATAAAATGGATTATTTTCACCACTCTTATCTTGACAAGTCATACATGTTTTCGCCTTACTATCAATTTTAATACCACATACACAAAAAGTTTTACCACCACGCCAATTAGGGTTTTTATCACCGTATCTTGGTTCTGGTTTTGGTGCGTTTCTAAGATTTATTATAGCGTTAGCTATTAATTCATCTCTATTTGGGTGATTACTTATTAAATCCCCACCACTAGCACTTTTTGATGTGTTATATAAATTTGAAAAACATAACGAATCTAATAACTCTTGTTCTTTATTTTTATAATCTTCACACTCGAAAATAACTTCTATTTTAAAATTATCTTCACCATACTTATTAAACGCTCGCTGTAAATGAATACAATGATGTTTATTTTTTCTAAGCTCATTAAAATGTCTTAAGCTCCTTTTCTCAATTTCTTTAGTGCTACCTAAATAATATTTATTAGTTTCTAAATTAATAATTTTGTAAATAACTCCCATATTTTTTTTATTATAAATATGTTGGTAAATTGAAAAGTAACCCTAAAACGCTATCATCATAAAATTTAGCACGGGATTGTCTACAACATGACTTGTTTAGGTTTTCCCCGTTTAGATGAATTTTTCGAAACACATTACTGTGTTAAGCCGCAGATTTTTCGTTTACGGAACGTTGATTCCACATTAATGAAATTGCTCTTTTTGGTATGTTAAATATTTCACAGTCTTTGATTGTTTCTCTTTCAAATTCTTCATCACTAAAACAATTTTCCCTTTTATGGTTACCACCTATTTTTTTGTAAAGTAAATCATTTCTTTCATCCGAACTCAACTCTCTTGTATAAAGTTGGAAACCATAATGGCATGGT